CGTGTTGTAGAAACGAAAACATACAAATAACCAATATGAAGAAAATAACGATAGCCATCGACGGGTTATTTTAAGAAGCTCTATTTTAAGCGATACTTCTTGAATATCAGCCACTTATGGCTATCAATCGAATTTATCAGTACATCGAAAACTATTGTCGGACTATTGTCGGACATTAAAACACGAACCGAATTGTTGTCGGAACTATTGTCGAAGAAATGAACCTACGAGTTGTAATACTGCCAGCTAAAGTTCTGGCGGACGGAACACATAAGATACGCATCGCGATTTCTCACAAGGGACAGACACGTTACTTTGTGACACGCTTCGTTGTACCTTCTCCTGACAACATTGTAAACGGACAGGTGGTCGGCGTGAACAACGCATCGTATATTAACCAACAGCTGCGCATACGGATGACCAAGATATACTCCATCTGCGACAAGGCGGAGGATATGGAATACTACACCTGCTCACAGCTCGTTCAGTATATCGAAGATGCTGAAGGCAATGCCGGGCCGAAAAGCATACACGAGATTGGTGAAAGATTTCTCATCATGAAGAAGAACGCCTACAAGGAGGGAACATTCAGATTATACCGTGATGCAATCACCTACTTTGAAATGTTCTTCGGCTCTGACTACCTTCTGCAGCTGCTCACTTCTGCCGACCTACACCGGTTCGAGTTGTTTTTGAAAGAGAACAGAGGCTTGTCACAAACCACCATTTCTATAAAGATGCGGAACATCCACACTGTCATCAACTACGCCATACGTCAGAAATTTGTGGAGTTTGATGTTAGTCCTTATGCCGACTATGAGGATCCGCAGCCGACAAGGCGCAACTGCGTCATCACATTAGAGCAATTAAGAAAGGTTCGCGACATAGACTTGTCGAAAGAGCGAGGTACACAGATAGGGACTGCTCGCGACATATTCATGCTTTCTTTTTATCTATGCGGCATGAACCTCCAGGATATAATGGCACAGGACTTTCGTAACAACAAAGTCAAGTTCCAGCGTATCAAGACTGAAACAAGAAAGAAACGTGTCACATACACGGAGTTTGCCATTCAGCCCGAAGCAAGAGCTATCCTTGACCGGCTGACGAAAGACGGAAAGCTGTTCATAGGGCATAAGCGCTCTTGTGGAGCGTTACAACGCATACTTTACTCCTGTCTTCCAAGGGTTGCAAAGTTATGTGGCATTGAGTCGGACTTCATTTACTACTCTGCAAGAAAGACTTTTGCACAGCTCGCCAACCAACTGTTCATCAAGGACAGCATTATTGAATATTGCATCGGTGACACCGTAACACAATCACGGAGGGTTATCGGTTATTACATTCATATAACACAGCAGATGGCAGACCTTGCTGTTCGGAAAGTCTTTGATGCCGTAGCGAGCGATAAAACACTTGAAGAATTGCAAGTTGAGGCTTTATCAACAGCTCACGACAAAGATGTAGGAATGGAATAATAATAAGGTGGAGGTGCTTTGGCTGCATTCTCTCCACCTTATTATATTACTTAAACTTGATGACGAAATAGTCCTTGTCAAGAAATTCGTCCGGACATAAGCCACGTTGAGGCTTGCCGATAGTTATGGAAACTATTTTAAATTGTAGATGCGGTCGCTTCGCTCCATAACCATTCACAAAACGGACATGGGTGTATTGGGATTTGAAATTATTGCCAAGTGTTACATTGACGTATTTCCCATTTCTTGAGTACAAATACGAAAATTCGCCAGTAGACTTGTCGCACAAGCGCTTTAACCAATATGGCTTTATCTCCCGATACTCCTCACGCTTTTCTCCTGATGCTATAAGATCAAACCACTTTTTACTTACAGCAAGACACAAGACTTTTCTCATGCATCTTCCTCCTTTTTGTCGGAATAATCGACCTTGAATACAGATATTCTTCCAATAGCTTTCAAGCTATCCCTAAGCTCTTTAAGTGTTAGACCTTTGGGGATCTTGACACGCTTACACTCATTAAGTGACACTCTAAGATTTTTGACATCAACATTTTTTGCTCGATGGTCTGTAATTTCGGCGCAGCGCATTATTTGCTTATAAACTTTATAATCCGTCATTTTTCCTCCTTCCCTTTCTTGAAATTACAAATCTCTTTCTGTCCTTCAAACACGGCTTTCATACCGCCAACCAAATACAGCGAGTTGACAGCATTGCCAATAAGGTGTTCGGTGTAGTCTATTGTGCGCTTTGGGTCGAGGTCTTCCAAATCAAGTAAGCTAAACGCTATGATGGTGTTGGCCACAATGGCGTTGCATACTTTCTGCTGTTCCTTATTTGTAAGTATCTTCATAATGTCTATTTCGAGTTCCGTATGTCAATTATTCTTTTCAAGTACGACTTACAGAAATGCACTTTACTGCGTCGTCCATCCGAAAGGATGGTGACATCTATCTTTGAAGTGTTTGTCGTCTTGTCATATCCAATTCGTACAGAAACGGAGTCATAACATCTAATAACAGGAAGCGTAAGGAAATCACGCTTCAGCTGTTTCTTCATTTTACGAATATTCATAACTGTATTGTTTTGGTATAATATTTAATATCCACATCAGCATCAGGAGCAAAATTCTCGTGGCGCCAAGCACTTCTCTCACCTTCAGAAGCGAACACCTCAACATAGTCAAGAGTGTAAACACCAAAGCTGCCAGGAGAGGAAACTGCTGCAATATAAATTACGAATTCTTTCATTTCTTCGCCATATCAAAGACTTTAGTTGGTATAAACTCTCTACTTACTACCGTTAACGTGTTGAGCGCAATTAATCCGTTAATTGTATATTTGCACCCATTCTTACCACTGTGGTCATCGCTACCAGTATAGCGACCGATACAACATTGGTAGGCAAGATTTGGATCTTGGCCAACAGCCTTAAAATCTGCCATCGATTGCACATGACCACAGGACGGACAGACAAATTTCCAATCATCCGAATTGGGACCGAAGCGTTCTCTTAGTTCTTGTAGCCAGTCTTCAACCTTAACAACCTTGTGGCTTCCTTTGAGAGACGGCTGGTTGCACTCTTGGTAATAGTTCATATACCAATAATTACGACGTGTCTCCCATGCGTCGAGCACTTCGTCACGAGTAACACCGAGCATTTTGGCGTATTGGTCTGCCCTATCAAGGGCCCACTTGAATTTGTCACAATACTTGTGGTTGCATTTAGCGATTCTTACGCAACGTTTCTTTATTCCACGCTCGATTAATTTAGGATCGGTCTCGTCTTCATAACGATATAACTCTTGATTACAACCATCAGGATTGAAACAACCCTGCCCGTTAGCGCAATCTTCCTTGACCGCAGCTATCAATTTATCAATTCCTTTCATAGTCTATTCTGATTTGATTTTTTGAACGTCATTCTTTGTTCTTTCGTAAAGCGATACAGCATTGTAGATAAGCTCTCGGAAATTCTCGTCTGTCGTCATTTCAAGAGCAAGACAAGCGACTGGATTATTACCGGAAATAGTACCTCTTGTATAGCTTTGCGCTTTATCCATTAGTACGACAATGGACGAGCGTCCATCATTAGCTTTGGTCCACTTCCTTATTTCCTCTACAGCTTTATTAGCAGGACATTTGTCAAGCCCCAACTGCATATACTCCTTATATGTCATTGTTTGCCTCCTTTGCTTTTTGTGCTCTTCGTTCCACTTAATTGCAAAATCTCCCATACTTTTGAAAATGCCCATCAAGATAAGTGCACATATAGGTTCTGATGTAGACGGATCAACGATTTCAACGTGATTGTTGTCGTCTGATACTTTGATTTTTATTGTAAGAGTTGTTTCTTTCATACTACTCCTCCATGTTTACTAATCCATTTTCTTAGCCACTGCTTTTGCTTTTCGGTTGCAGGGTAGCAGTCTGTTATGTAGCCGTAAAAATAAGTGTATGGCCCGTACTGTAGCTGTCCTCGAGCAGCATCTGCGTAAGCTTTATAATGCACTTCTCCATTCGGACCAATGTGATTTATTTGCACGAGCGAATCGTCTGCGGCATGAACAATGTCACCTTTACGCACCATGTTGGCTTCAAGCTTAAAACGGAACTGTCTACGAAGAAAAGCATCTTGTTTGATATATGCTTCCATCTCCTCTCTTGTATGCTCACCTTCCCAAAACACATTTGTGTGCGAACCACCTCTATGATCGTCAACCGACCAAGGCACAGAATAGGCAGAGAATAACTCGCCTAAGATTTTTACCATTCTATATCCAGGATTTGAATTGATTGACTCAAACCAACTAATATTGTCTATAAACCTCCACAATGCTTCTTCTTGCGGATTTAAACCTCTGCTAATGCCCTTTGGATGATGACCAGCACATCCATTTGTACCGAAATACACAATAAGCTGTGATTTTTCGTTTTCTGTTTTATGGCGAATACAGCCAATGTCTTTACTCATAATGATTTGTTCTTTGTTGTTTGCATTTATCTCCCTGCTGTCACCAGGGAGAGGAGTTAGTTACTTTTGTTTCATAATTTTATATTTTAGAGTATACTGCGTAGTAGTTTTTAAAAGTATACCCTATGTTATTTAGATACTCGTTTATATTTTTTATCTTTTCAAAAAGTCGTGGAACGCTACCGTCTTTGATATATTTCCAGCGCTGCCACCAATAATGCTTATACTTGACAGTAAAGCGAATAGCATCTTCCTCATCGAGAAATGATGGGAGAGGTATTGTTACTCTTTCTACTTTTATTATCATTGTCGTTAGATTTTAAATTTTGCTTTTAACCGCAACGCCCAAAGGATATGCTGAAGCTCGTGCACATATTTGACATCAAGTAATTCTTCATCATGATAAGTAACTGTGCCTCCATCATCAAACCCTTTAAGAGAAGTCCAAAACTCAATACAATGTTCATCATGAGTGTAAATCAATGGCGTATATTCTGTGTTCTCCCATCCGTTCTTTTCGAGGATTTCGGGTGTGATAGGCATGCCCTCAATATTGCAGCACCAAGTTCCCCATGGTCCGTCATCAGTATCGTTAACAGAACTTATATCGACGACTCCCTTTTTGTCCTTGAAGGTTTTTTCAGCATGAATATCAGTTATAATACACACTGTTCCTTTTGGGAATGCGCAATCACGGCTTACTCTTACGAGGTCACCTATCCTCAAATCTTCTGCTTTAATCATTTATCACCTCCTTCCTCTTTCTCACTGAGGATGTCGAATAAATCTAATTCCATAATTGTTGTTTTTAAAAAGATATTGTAGAGGGGAAAGGAGTCGAACCTCTCACGAATCCATGCAGCACTCGGTACCATCTGGCTGCCGCATCGCCCTCTGTCCTGTGTCGCTCACGCCTTGACACTTGCGGCTGTATTTTTCGACATTCCAGCTCTGTCTATTCGGTGATAAGGGATGTCCGACAACCCAAAGGATTTAGGCTTAACCTTCTTGCCTATCGGTGTGGGTTTTCCGACATCCCGATTTTATGGCGTTGTCTCGCCGATTTCCGTTTTCAGTCGCTTTTATTAACGTCGGGTGGCTCAAAAGGAACTTCTAACCAAAAATCAGTACCGACCTGCAGTGTGGATGATGTCGGTTCAACCGCAGCCTCTAAGGACGCATCATCCTGGCGTTATCCTAAACTTCTTCTCGCCTTACCTATTTTATATATATGTTTGCCTATGCTACACCAACAAACTTCTGTAACTTGAACACTACTGTTGAAAGTGTGGTTGAAAGGTATGGGTATTCTTCGACATCTTTGACTTTAACACCTACGCTCTCGCAAAAGTTCTTCTGACGAAGAGTGAGAACTTCTGAAGCAGGCTTCTGTAGAGCTTTGTAGTTATAGCGATGAAGGATGATGATGTCCCAAGCCTTGTCCTTCAGAGCAGCCAAACGCTGACGTTCTTTCTCTTCCGCAATAGCTCGGTTTACACGCTCACTATTCATTCTGACCCACATCTTGCAGAACTCGTCCTTGTCAAGGTCTGAATTGTTGTAAACCTCGTTGATTGATTCATACTCCTTATAGGAAACCTGCACCTTTACGCGTGCTTCAAATTCTTGCTGTAACATATGCTTAGAGTTTTAAGTGATTACTTATCTTATTTGCTATTACAAAGATAGTGATAAGTTATCATATATGCAAATTATCAAGCAATTATTTTTATCAAATATGCAAGTTTCCCCCTACCTGTTAAGTCGTATAGATTGCTGTTCGAAAGTGTCTACAAACTATGTATGATGCCCCTTTGACCCATCCTTCAGAAGAAAGAGTCAAAGGGGCAAAGGGACAAAGAGATTAAATTGCTTCACAACTCAGACAAGGACGAACCCTGTTCGTGTAAGTCTTGCCGCCGTAGCCGCCGATGCTACCGTTACTAACGTCCACGCTCCATGCGGTGTTCGACGAGTACTCGGTACTTGACCAGTACCAATCATCTTTTAACATTTCTCCACACGCATAGTCAAGGGCTTCTTGCACCTTCTTGAAGAACATCAATACGAGCAGCCATTCTCCTTGTGAAGGGATGTACTGGTTTTCGGCAAGAGGAATTTTACAGCCACGGCGCATTAGACTTTCCGTACGCTTCTTTCCGTCGAGGTCGTTGTAAGCATCAAAATAGCTCGTAATAAAAGCCTTTTTATCTTCCTCCGTGTCACTGTCGTTATTTTCCAGCAGAGGAAACTCGTTGTCGCCATCGTCATTATCTTCCACATCGAACTTTGCAATGCAGGTATGACGCTCTCCAAGGTGTACTGTGATGCCTATCACATCTTCTTTCTTGTTCTTGCCGTCAAACCATTCTTCGTGACCGTCGGAATAGCGAAGATATACGCCATCCTTTCGAGGATCGGGAACATTGCATTTGTGTTCACCAACAGCACCAGTAGCCACAGGAACGTCCTCAACGTCATTGCCGATTACAAACTCGTAAGCCTCTTTAGCTTTAGCGAGATTACACTCATTCTGCAACAGCAGAACCATTCTTAATTTTTGTTTTTCTGTCATAACTATGATAATTACTTAGTGATTTAATTCGCTTTTTACCCAAGCTGCGAACAAAGTGCAGTGGGCGCAGTCGCAACCACAATCCGGATTGCGCTCGCAAGCCTTATCTAACTCATATTCTGTCATATCTTATTTGCATTATTGTTGTTAATCTCCGAATACCAGTTCATGGAACTGGAGCAGCATTTCCGTGCTAATCTGAGCAGAGTAAACATAGGCGTTTACTCCCTTGCCTGCACAACGTTCATCATGCCAGCCGAAAGACACCGATTTGTTACTCATAAACTCAATGCTCAACTGAACAACTTCTCTCCAGGCTCCATCATAATAGAAGCGAGGAGCTTGTGTTTCGGTGAATTTAATCTTCATGTTCTTTGAGTTCTGAACAGCCATGTAAAGGTCGTGAACTAAAGATGTGCGGATTTCTTGAACCTTAGTCTTGTAATACGATGTATTTGCCATAATGTTTAGAATTTTAAGTGATTACTTATTTATCTTATTTGCATTACAAAGATAGTGATTTATTATCATGTATGCAAGTATTTAGCAAGAAAAGTTTATCTTATTTGCAAGAAAAATAAAGGAGGCAGCTCCGCTGAACCACCTCCTAAGATTAGCAAATAAGAACTCCTCTAAACATCGGAGCCTTGGGGTTCTTCCTCGTCAGGAGGAAGTATGATGATTTCGCTTTCCTGTCGTCTCGAGACATAAGCGAAGATGTCGTTTCTCTCAACCAGTCGGGACTTAACCTTGCGTCCCTTTGCCTTTGCGTATGCTTCAACCCACGACTTATCAATACTCCACGATATGCCAGGGTCCGGCTCGTTATCAAATGCTCTATACACCATTATCGGGAATTTCATTCCATCGAGAGTCTTGGCGTCCTCGGGCGTCATAAACCAGCCTTTGCAAGGTCTGTTCGATTTCATATAAGCCACGAATTCACGAGCCGTTTCCGTGCTGCCGACAGCAATCCACACGGTACGCATCACCTCCCAATAACGAGGATTTGACAAGAATTTAGCTTTCTTAAAGAAAATCTCCTTTACCTTCTCATTGTCTTTATGCAAATCGTATGCCATTACTATAGCCTTTGTAATTTTCGCATCACGAGCAAGCTGCTTTTGAGGCAGTGATGGTAGGCGTCTTGTAAAATCTGTGTGCGTGTTTGGCGCAAGGGGATTGAATGTCCCCAAATTCCCTTTGAATATTTCCATTGCGTTACTATTAAAACAATTCAAGCTGGACGCATTTCTTGCTTCTCATCGTCCGCTTGTATATTCCACATTTCGTTTTGTAGGCACAACCGCCTTGTTTGGCTTCAGTAAAACGCTGCTCCCAAAGAGCTCTATATTCTTCTGTCCCTGGCTTTGCTTCTTCGTTCAGAAATGCCACAAGTCGCATACAGAAGAAACCGTTGTCTTTGGTTTTGTCGTCAATAAGCTCTACCAGTCCGTTTCCTTTTGGTTTCATACAGTATATTGAAAAGTGGAAGAGGTGGCATATCCCTACCTCTCCACTTGGTTATATTTTACTTTTCGTGTGCCGACTCGTCAGCACTTGGGGTTTCGGCTTTTTTAGAAGCCTTCAGTTCCTCGATTTTCTCTTTGTAGTTCTGGCGCATCTTGTCGTACTTGGATGACACCTTGTCCTCCAACTCCTCGACACCACTGAAACCGTCTGCAAGCAGTGCGATAAGCATTCCTGCGAGGTCGTGTGAGTAGCACACCGACTTTTCAGAGAGAGTGGCACGGATGAACTCACGCTTGATGGCATTGCGGTTCTCTTCGATGAGCTTGGCGTTCTTCTTGAACGCATCCTCTGTATTTGCCCATTCGATGCCGAGGCTCTTCTTGAACTCGTATGGGAGGCGTTTCATCATGATAGCATGGAACACCTTCTGCTCCTCCGCACTAAGTGTCGTATTCATGGTTGAGTACGATGATGCTGCGAGCATCTTGCGCTTTTCGTCTATCAACTCGTCATGCTCCTGCTCGTCACATTTCAAAATGGAGTCCTTGAGCTTGACAATCTGCTCTTTCTTGCTTAGCGACTCCTTGGGAGTTTCGTTATCCTCGGGGGCTGAGAAAGTCCACTTGTATTCACCGCTGAGTTTTCCGTCAAAGCACACCTCATACACTTGCTCTACAAGTCCGTCCTCGACATTGCTGTCAAAGATTGCCTTGGCGTGATGATAGGCCCTCATTCGCTTCTCATAACACTCCGCATCGGAGAACTTGGACTTGTCGGGCTCCACTGGCATCATTACATACTGCCGGTCATCGGCATTGATGAGAGTGAGTCCTGCTGCCTTGGCTGCTTCTATCCATTCCTCGTTACCCTCACCTTGGTACACAAGTGTCAGTCCTGACTCCTTGGCGGTGCGAAGAATGAACTCCATAGTCTTCGTGGTGAAGCACTTCGAGCTCATACAACGTGGACGATTGGCATCCTTGAACGACTCTGGCTTGTTTTTCGTGTTGAGAGGACAACCCTCACAGTCATGACCGCAACTGAATGAGCAGTCCTTTATGTCGAACTTCGCTGTATCGAGGAACTTCATAACGTGTTCGTCAATCATAGCGTGCAGTATCTCCAGCTTGAGGATTTTCTGTGTCCATCGAGCGATGCAGGCAGGAGAAAAGCACTCGTCAAACAAGACTTTCTGTTGCTCTGCAGTCAGCTTGCAGATGTCAAGGAGGTGAACGAGATACAGCGTTCCGTCACGCATCAGCTGAATGAACTCTGGGATGATGTTGTTGAGCTGGATGCGACCAACTACATAGCTTGACGATTTCCCAAGCAACTTGGCTATCTCTGCAACTTTCATTGTTGCTCCGTTGTCCCATAACTTGGCGATGGCAGCAGCTTCCTCTATCGGATCGACATCCTTGCGCTGCAAGTTCTCAATAATCATTGCAGCAAAAGCCTGCTTGTCGTCGAGCTCCTTTATGATACACTGTATCTCTGCATCACCATTGAGGCATACGGCACGATAACGACGTTCACCGCAGACAATCTCGTATTTTGTCTCGCTGCCTTTTGGGCGTTTACGGATGGTGATTGGCTGTACCAGTCCGTTACTCTTGATGTTCTGTGCCAACTCCGCCAATGACTCCTGGTCAAAGGTCTTGCGAGGGTTCAACTCACTCGGACAGATGTCCGAAACTTGGATGTTCTTAACTTGGATGTTCTTACTTTGCATAATCTTATATTTTAAAATGTGAATAATCAGTGGATGTTAGTCAAGCCATGAAAGAGCGTCTTTCTTCTCCGGCTTCTTCCAACTATTGAAAACATAGTCGTTGATGAGGTTCTCATAAGAGAACACAGCGACAAAGCCCTCGTCTTCACGCTCTGAGTCTATGTTCGCTTCCTCATACACCATCGGCATTATCAAGCCTTTCATCTTTGTGCCGATGATAACCGTAGCACGTTGTGGGTCTGTGTTGAAGAATTTGATGTGCTGTGGCTTTCCGCTTGCAAGCATTACATTGCAAATACGTATCAGCGTTCTTATGTTATAGCCGACACCATTGATAACGACTGTATCATTCTCGTTAGCGCCTTCCTGACGTGTCTGCCATTGGCAAGCGTTTCGAAGCTGAAGAATGTCAATGTTCAGCTTAGTTCCATAGTTGTCAGCCTTGGGGAACACGCTATCCACATTGGGATATCTGCCGTCAATTATCTCACCTGCAGGCGACATTGTTTTTCCGTCAAGCTCCGGCTTTCCTTCTTCATAAATAACGAGGACATGGCCATCTGAAGCGTAACATCTTTCACTCTCGAAATGAACTCCGTTCATAATCGGTCGGAGTTCGTCCTTGGCGCAAATGTTTGCGAACAAGGCTTGGATGATTTTCTTTTCCATTTATTATACTTGTATTAGTGAATAACTATCTGCACATATAAAGTTCACGAGCTGCAGCTTCTTCCTGCTCTTCCTCATAGCAACGGACATAGAAGTCGTAGTGATTAATCATTTCGTTGGTGTTCTCCAACTTTACTTCCAGTTCCTCCAACTTGCGACCAGCCTTATTGAGTGCTGAAATGGTCAGCTTGCAAGGGTTTCCGTTGAACTGAAACTCACACTCGTTTACGAGTTCTGTTGCTGCTGCAACCTGCTTCTTCAGTCGGGTTGCCAAGCTCTTGAATGATGCTAAACTTTTCATAATGTTTAGAGTTTTAAGTGATACCTTTTTTATCTTATTTGCTAATGCAAAGATAGTCAAAAGTTATCATATATGCAAGTATTTAGCAAGAAAAGTTTATCTAATTTGCAAATTTATTTCACTGAATATCAAGTAGTTAGACACAATAATCCCCACGTCCGTCTGCTGCGAGCGTGGGGATAGGAAACCTCGGAAGATTATGCTTTATTGTTATGCTGCGGGCGTGCCGCTCGATACTTTGTGAATACCCAATAAGCGAGAACCGCCATTAGGATTACGAGAGCTACACCATAAATGATGTATGAATAGTATAAAGGCTTCTTGGACTCAGCCCTGGTGTTCTCTCGCTTGTTAGTATTTCCGTGAAATTCTTTAGCAGACTCTTCCTTGGTGGCAGAGATATTTTCGTTTCTTTTTGTGTCGTTCCTTTTCTTTCTACCGCTATGCTTGACAGCCAACGACTCGGTCTGTCGGAGAATGGGTGATTTGCCTGTGCTGTCAGCCTTGGATGTGTCGTACTCGGTTGTGATAGTCCAAACGTACACATCGCTGCTGTCATGCTCCTCTGTACGGCTCAGTTCCGAAGAAACTGCATCAATGGTCGCTTGTGACGATACTGATGCAGAATCAACGGAAACATTTTCCGTTGCGCGTCGCGATGAGCCACACGCAACAAAGAGCAAGGCAGCGCTCAACAAACAAAACATGTAAGTTATTCTGTTCATACAATCTTTTCCCTTTTAGCTCTTGCAAGATACGCTTGTCGGCTTTGCAATCCATTATATCCACCATTCACCCTCTTGGTTACTGCACGCACATCATCCTTGTCGGCAAGTGCAAGGCAGCCGCTCGTCTTGAAGAACCAGCAAGCGGTCATCACGGCGAAACGGGGTTCAGCAACCTTTTCGGGATATTTAAGAACATCAACATCCTCTTTGAGGACATCATGGATATATGTATTGAACTTGCGGTAGTTGTTCGTGCCAGTGAGCTGAATAAGACCACGACCTTTGTATTTCTGCCCATCACCGTCCGCTTCCGGAGTGTTGCCAAGCGCAATCGCAAGTCGTCCCGTATCGTAAGCCTTGCCGCTTGCAATCTCCGTGTTATATCGAAGTTCGCCACTCTCATGCGCTACTTGCGCAAGGAAATGGGCGCACCTCAGCTGAGTGTTTATACCAAACTCAGGCATGAGCTCGTTCAAGTACGGCAGATACTTGTTGATGTTCGATGATAAGGCTTTGGGCATTATCCTTTTTAATTGCTCTCCAGTCATAGTGATGTAATTTTAATGATTATACCAAGAAATCGCTTTTGATACTATCCACGGCATCGAGGCGTTCCCAAGTAAAATGAGTCTCGTCCGCTTCCCTACCGAAATGACCATAAGCAGCTGTCGGCTCGTATTTGACCTCCTTCAGATGCAAGTTCTTGATAATTGCGTAAGGGCGCATATCAAAATTCTCTGCGATGTAGCCGGCAAGTTCTGCGTCTGTCAGTCCAACGTGGCAAGTTCCGTAGGTCTGTACGTTCACACTCATAGGCTCTGCAATGCCAATGGCATAAGAAAGCTGGATGAGCATTTTGTCAGCGACACATGCAGCAACCATATTCTTGGCAATGTAGCGAGCCATGTATGCTGCGGAGCGGTCCACCTTAGATGGATCCTTACCCGAGAAGGCTCCACCGCCATGAGCGCCATAGCCACCGTAAGTATCAACAATAATCTTACGGCCAGTAAGACCTGTGTCACCGTGCGGACCACCGATAACGAATTTGCCAGTAGGATTGACAAGTACTTTTGTATTGTCATCAAAGAGAGAGACGATAGCGTCATCTGCAATAGCTTCCTTCACCCGCTGTAGCAAATGATACTCCACATCGTACTGAATGCGTTCGTGCATCGCCTCGTCTGCCTCTTCCTGCGAGACTCCTAATCCAGGAACAACAAATTCGTCATGCTGTGTGCTTACCACAATCTTGTCAATGTGTACTGCTTTGCCGTTTTCGTCGAACGCTACCGTTACTTGACTCTTGGCATCGGGTCGTAAATAGTACATTGTCGAGCCCGTCTGACGCTCTCGTTTCAACTCTACAAGAATGAGGTTAGCGAGATAAAGGGGCAGGGGCATGTAGCTCTCTGTCTCGTTGGTAGCGTAGCCAAACATCATACCTTGGTCTCCGGCACCCTGCATCTGTTCGTCAGCACGACTCACACCACGGTTGATGTCGGCACTCTGTTCATGCAAGAGATTGATGATACCGCAGCAGTTTCCGTCAAACATGTAATCCGGATCATCGTAACCGATGCGCTTGATTGTTCTGCGGACAACTTCTGGAATATCAACCGAAGCAAAAGAGCGCACCTCACCAGCCACTATAACCTGACCGGTAGTTAAAAGCGTTTCGCAAGCAACTTTGGCGTTAGGGTCTTCGGCAAGATACGCATCGAGAACGGCATCTGAAATTTGGTCAGCCACTTTGTCTGGATGACCTTCAGACACCGACTCTGATGTAAAATAAATGTAATTATCGTTCATAACTATTTTGAAATTTTAGATTTGCAAAGTTCAACAACCGTTTTCCACAAAGCCTGTAGGGCATCTGTAAACTCCGTCTTGGGTCTGCCATCTATAACAGCAAGATTTTCTAATATGGAGATAAAATACTCTATTACGAAATAGATAAGCACAAACAGCCTAACTATATCGAAGAACACAGCTCCAAGGGCATCTATCCAAGCACTTCTGGACTCGCACTCCAAAGCGAACGAATTGGCAATAAACACCAATATCATCCAAATCGCTACTTTGATAACACATCTGCTGAATCGGAAGCTCTCGAACTTCTTTCCAAGTGTTTTGCTTGCCTTTATACCAGTAACCGTCTCGGTAATGACTGCTACAAACATTGCAAGAACAATGATAGGACCGATACCGAGATACTTGCTTGAGAAAGCGAGGATGAGGCTTATGACAGACGTGGGCATTTGGAGGTTATATTTGAACGAGGGACACAAGGAGAGCGCAAACTCCTTAATGCTCGCATAGTCGTAACTACGCAGGAATCTCGTGATGTATTGGAGGATAACGTTCATACTGCTTGATTTTTCTTCAAAGGTAGCTACAAATACACCTTTTATTAAAAAATATAAGGAGCAATATGGTGAACAGCACGGTTCAGTCATACTACTCCTTTGTCAGATGAGAAAGCTCTTTGCTACTTAGAATCTGAGCTGCCCGAATGTCCGAAGCCACCACCTCTGTCATTACACGAAAGCTCTTCCACAACCTTGAAACGAGGGTGAAGAGTGCGATAGAAAGTCAGCTGTGCAACTCGTGTGCCTTCTTTAAGGATAAACCCTCGGTCATCGTCATTCTTTATGATAACACCGATATTTCCTTTATATCCAGGGTCTATCTTGCCGTTAATAACGTCGGCATTGAAGCGCATAACGCCAGTCTCCGTGAAACGCCAAGGTATGATGCCGAAAATACGCTTCCACACCTTTCGAGTACCATAGCCTTCCATACCTTTAGCAGAGAAGCCGCTTCTTGGCTCAACTTTCGCTTCTACGCAAAGAGGCAAGTTCAGTGAAACATTTGTCGGTACGATAGTTCTCGAATGGGGCTCAATGAATATGCCCCTCGGTACATATAGGTCGTAACCGATAGAAGTCTTGTCGGCAGGCTTAGGATGCTTACAGACACCCAGCTCTTTTAGCTCTATCTCCGGCATCCAGTTAAATGGATTTCGCGGACTTACTATTTGCTTTGATTTTTCCATTTTGGACTGTCTTTATATTCTTGAATAATTCGTTCCACGTTTTTCTCCATATAGGAGTCAAATTGTTCTTCGATGGATTTCACATAACGACTATGTCTATTGCATGAGCAAACATAGCCATTGTCCCAATTTGAACGCACCTTGCATACTCCATTACAGAAAGCCTTGCTTGAACTTGACACAAAAACCTTTTTTAGAGTATAGAGTGTATTGCGCAGCTCTTCTTCGCGCTGCTGCTCTCTCTCTTCATAAAGTTTCTCAAGCTCCTTCATACGATGAAGCACCTTTTCACTATCCTCATGCCGCTGTTTGCGGTATGTGTCTAACCATCTGTTGGTTAGGTTTGTGAACAAACGCAAAACCATCGACTTGGTAATAAACGGAAGCCAACTTCTTTTGTTAAGCTCGTCTTTTACAAGGTCGATGTCTCTGCTGAATAAATCGCTGTCAATCTTTACCATATAAAAACACTTTTTAAAAAGCCCAGTGAACAAGCCGACTACTCTACAAAGTCAAGGCCTTTAAGTTCTGCCACCTCGTTGTCTTCAAGTCCCTGTGTGTACTGAACAGCGGTTTCACCTTCATCAATAATAACTACAGAGCGTCTCGCAAAGAGAACCGCCACTGCCAATTTAATTCTGTTTATCATTTCTTAAGTTTCTCGTTTTGTTTATTTATAAAATTACTTACAACATAGCACACGACATCAATAACGTAGAACCAGCTAACCAAAAATGACACAATCATCATCTTACGGAAAGCAACAGGCTTGTCCAATTCGGTCCACGCCTTGCGACATCGGTACACCATAATCAACAAAGCCAATGCTCCACCGGCAAGGTAGAGCATCAGGAAGTACAATAAAAAGTTTGCTATTACATTCATTTATCTCGGAATTTCATTAATTCTTTACGGTTTTCGTCATAGACGGCTGCAACAAGGTTCCAGCCCATAACGCACAACACAAGCTCCACGAAAAATGCGAAGGCTCCTGCTCCGATTAGCAAGTGCGATACGAGTGCGAATACTGTACATATAAACACGAGTAGTGCGAATACTGCACTTACAGTATCTGCGCTAAAATAGGTTTTCATTATCTTCTTCATACGGAAGTTACTTTTTAGTTGTTGTTTTTATCTTATTTGCTATTGCAAAGATAGTGATAATTTATCAATTATGCAAGTTTTAGATATTGTTTGTTTATCATATTTGCAATATTTTTTAAGGTGTGCTATTCTCCCGAACCGCAAACCTCCATAGTTATTCACATTCCTAAAGGTATTTCTAAATTCCGAGCGTTGCGCCAGTTACAGCTCCAACGCAATCTGCAAGAAGATCCTTCTTGTCAAACAGACCATAGTCAAAGAAGTCATAAACCTCTTTCCCTACTCCGACGATGACCGTTACAGTCACGGCAACCACATATCGCAGCCATGTAGGGAGCGGTAGTGTGCGCATCAAAGCATACGCGATAAGCAGACACACATTGTAGTGTATGTACTTGTCGGACGGCACTGACTCCAGTAGTGCCATTATCTCCTTATAAAACTTCTTCATAGCTCAATAAATTAGATAAGGTGTGAAATCAAACTTTTCTACATCGAATTCAAGTTCATCCGGATAAGCCAAAATGAAAGTGCGAAGTCTGCGCTTCAACATTTCTACGGTCGGCTTATTGGTGAACTGCACTTGATGATGGCGAGGGCGAACCTCGTCAGTAAACACATTTCTGTGATACAGACAAAAGGTTGCGAGCCACTGGCCATTAGGGAGTTGTTGTAATGGAACGAAATTCTTATTCATGCTATGCCTAACATTAGTTGGTCGAGGAATACGGCTGAACCACACTTGCGCATCGTTCTCCGCACCTGCTCGACAGGTTTAAATTGTTTCTTTAGTTTGAACACCTCGAAGTGTCCTTGAATGTAAAAGTACTGGAACCATCCTTCATCTATCTTGTTCACGGCTTGCCGGCGCACTCCATAGGAGTTGTGATGTCGCATCATACCGAAGAATGAGTTAAGCGATTGAACGAAATGTTCTGCGTTCTTCTCGGCCTTTCCTTCCTTCAGCAGCTTGTTATACTTGTATATCGTGTCAATCAGATGCGCTCGCGTTCTGTTGCTAATGTATGTTCTTCCAGGAAGTATCATAGCACCGACAAACAGCACGCCTTTCGTGTAATGCTGAAAGTACTTCTTCATCGGATGAAGCTGTATCAGCAGCTTCTGTCGTAAGAAAGCATCTATCTTCTTGTCTGCCGACATCAGCAATTCACGATTTTGCGACATAATGACAAAGTCATCAACAAACCTCACATAGTCCTTAAAGCCGAGGATGTACATTATAAACCAGTCCATAACAGCAGCATAAAAGTTGGCTTCAAGCTGCGAAGGAAAGCGCCCGATTTGCAAACTCTTTCCTTTCGGTGCAAAGAAAGAACTCTTGTTCTTCGGCAACGCCTCCCACAACTCTGGTGCTGACAACTTACGGCAGTTGTTGGTAGGATTGTCATATAACGTAATCCTCATTAAGTAGATGAGGCACTCCAAATCATCGCCTTTATAATTAGCTCTGATGAACGGCTCAAGCAAAGACCACAAAATGTCTCGGTCAATGCTCATGAAGAAAGACTTGATGTCGCCTTTATATATCCAGCAGTCCTTTGTGTAGCCTTCGGACACGTCGTACATCATCTTCTTGACACGTTCTTGCGCTACAAATTGTCCGTAGCCTTTTCGGCAATTCATAGACACATTTCCCATTTGCTCAAACATGGATTCAAACAACGGGTTTATTCGCATACATATATAATGATGAACAACTCTGTCGACGAAGGCTGCAGCAAAGACCTCTCGAAGCACTGGGTAGTCAATAATGAACACAGTAGCCATCGAGGTCTCATATTGCCCATACACGATGGACTGCCATAGGACCACAAGGCTTTCTTCTTTGTGCATATGGAACCTTTGGTAGCTGTTCGTACTTTTCTTCTTAATTTCGCAATCGTAGAAAGCAAGCACTATCGAACTAAAGGGTATGTCGAAGATTATCGAATTATTTGCTTCACAACTCAGACAAGGACGAACCCTGTTCGTGTTAGTCTTGTTGTTGTTGTTGTTGATGTTACCGTTACTAACGTTCACGTTCCATGCGTTGTTCGACGAGTACTCGGCAACACTCTCCGCTGCCTTATTCTTTACCACACTGAAATCAACGACCGTTCGCTGTTCCGGAATGGTGGGAGAGCCAATTAAATCTAATAATTCCTCACTCGTGAAGTGAACTTGCGCTTCACAACTCTGGGTATTCTGCTCTTTGCTTCTATCCTCCATAAGTATTTGTCGCCTTTAGTGATGCATTATACCAACCTTGCGCTTGACGCGCTATAGTCGTCAAATCCAAAATCACCTTTGGCATTTCCTTTTCTCTGGACAACAAGTGCAGGTCATCGCACAACCCGATATACATCATATACACATCCAATTCCTCCAACAACTCGGCAAGATACTGAACCCTTCTCTGCTTATTTGAGTTGGCGCGTCTTATGAGAGTGAGACAATGTACAAGCGTGAGAAACATTTGGTTCGCAAACTCATACTTATAGTCTTTCGGGAATTTAACTTTCCGCTTCTGCTGCCATAGTAGCTGCGCACGAACATCTTTGTAAATTTTCAAGTCTTTACTTAACATTTCGTAATTTGGAATTAAATTTTACATAATTTATATCATTCAATAGCGTTGCTTTCTTAACGACTGCTAATTATATTAACATTCTTTTTCTTCATACCCATTGCATCTTTTTTCTCCTGTCTTCAAAGACAGTGAGCCACCCTGACGGGTAACTCACTGAAAGAGAGGAAGTTTTCAAAGAGGCAAAGGGGCAAAGGGACAAAGAGATTAAATTGCTTCACAACTCAGACAAGGACGAACCCTGTACGCGAAAGTCTTGAGGTTGCCGTAGCCGATGCCACCGCCACTAACGTACACGTACCATGCGCCGTACGACGAGTACTCGGTACTTGACCAGTACCAATCCTTAATAAGTGTTGAACCACTGATAAGGGTCATCATTTCGTCAATCTCGTCACGGTACTTCGTCATTGTTCGCATTTGCGCAATAGACGGCAGATAGTATTTACCGGCTGCAGGATCGTCCGAAGATAGCGAGTAAGCACGAGCACGTTCTGCGGCTGGATGTGAGCGGTTGTTGGCTTTGGCGTAGGCTACAATCTTGTCAGTATTGCCCTCACCATCGAAATCATCCCATACTGTTCCGTCGTTGGGGTTACTGTAGTCTTTCAGCTCATCTATGTTCCATCCGTTCTGTGCCGCCCACGCATGTGTATTGCCACCTGTGTCATTAAGCATGTTTTCTTTACCGATAATCCACTGATGGGAGTAGGCGCGGATGCGGACACCAAGCGTGATGTATGCGTAACGGCTATTTGATGAAAGGTCATTCCATTCTTTTTTAGTAAAGAACGTAAGCTGCTTTGTCGCTTTGTGGTAAGCCGCCACACAAAGGTCGAGCAATCCTCCAGCCCATTTCATTGCGTTGGCGATGTCCGTTCCGGTTGCGGTCTCGATGTCAAGCTCGATGCCTGCGTTCTTCAACGCTGCAATCTGCTTTTCTTTGTTCACTCTCAGCAAGATAGCTGACTTCTCTGCTTCTGTCATAAATTTTATTTTTTATTTGTTAGATATCGCTACAACAATATAGCTGTTAGATTTGTTTGAGTCGTACCATGCGTAACCACACTGCGTATTCACTCGCCAAAACTGACTTGCAGAAAACGACTGACAAGTGTGTATCTCGCCCCAGTTGAAGGTAATACCCCACATTGCGGTCAGAATGTTCTGCAGAGCAATATGGTAACGGTAGATCTCCCATGCCTGATTGATGGTCGGCAGGTTCCATACGCTGTTATCGTCCTGCTCATCACCACCCTCTTTCAAGAAAGCCTTGTATTCTCTCACGGCTCTTGCAGCAGGAGCTTCATATCCAGCTGTCTGATGGGCTGTGAGGATTGCGGTCGTCAATTCCTCTGCATCATAGTCGGCATACACCTTTGGCGCATCCGTATGTTGCGTTTTCGTTACTGTCAGTGACACGCTTCCCCACGAACTGTTGGCAAAGCGGTTTGCTGCCATCACGAAAGACTGATGATGTGAACGGATGCGGATGCCTCTGATAAGGAACTTTCCCTGCTCTTCGGCAGAGAGCTGCGCCCATTCGTTGGTCACGGCAGAGGATATATTTGCCGATGCGGTGTTTATTGTGGACTCGTCCAGTATCTTAAAATAGAACTCCTGGTTGTCCGTCTTTCTGTTCACCGCCAAGTCTATACTCAGCAGTCCGTTAGCCCATTGAATGTACTCTGGAAACAGCGTTGCTCTCATCGATGTCGAGAGGTCCTTAAATCCCGTGTCAATAAGAGCCTGTACTTGCGCGTCCTTTACATCACGCAATTTTTGTACTACTTGTGCATTTGATGCCATACTGATTAGTGATTTTAAAAGTTGGTAATTTGCCACTCCCAAGATATAAATCTCAAGAGTGGCGTTATTTATTATATGCTCTTAGGAAGGAACACAAGGCTCCATTGTCCGTACTTGTTTGCGATGTCATCCGCTGTCATGGTGATGAAGATTGAAATATCCGCATCATTATAACCATCAGAACCACTCGTTCCAAGTTCTCGTGCCGCATACTCATCATAGGTCTCTCCATTGTAGTAAGAATACCACTCGTTGATATTGTCTTCTGTCGGTTCGTCTCCACCGATAGGCGAATACTCACCACCAAGGTACCACGAGATGTTGTGTATATATGCGAGGATATAGACAAACAGCGTTATTCCCTCGATACCTTTTTCGATGGCTGCAATATCCTCCTGCTCATGAATGGTAGTGAGCTTGTACAATCCGTTTATAACTGGTTTGTCCTGCGTATTACCACCCATATCAATACCTCCTACTTTAGCATGCACAAGGCCGATGAGTTCCTGGCCGTCGCCTACCAATTCTTGGTCTGCCACACGCAAGTTCCATGCAGCCTTTCTCGTAGACAGCACATCTGCAATGAGCCTTGGCGCATTGAAATGCGGCGTGCCTTCTACTCTCACTCGCACCACATTTGCCATCGAGGGCACACAGAGTCCCGATGAAGCGTTGAGTCCAGTGTAAGATAGGTTCGGCAGGTTCTTGAAGTACAGAGTCGTCATAGTACCGGGAAGGTGCAGCGTGTCTATTGGTGAACTCTCTGCCAGTGTGATGTTCTTCAACAGACTGCCTTCTGCCAACACCTTTCTTAGGCGAGGACACAGCGAGGCATTCACGTCGGTTATCATCGTGTTCCTGATGTCAAGTTCCTCCAAGAAAGGCATCTGCCCTAAGTTTAGCGTGCTCAGTATGTCGGTGGTATAGGCTGGAGTATATCCTTCACCGCCAATGACGAGCTTGCGCAGTAAGGTGCACTCGCTAAGCATCCAGTTTGAATTCTTAGGAGAACAGCCGCTGATGTCAAGCTCGCTTATCTTGTCTGCACCGAAGATGTAGATGAGCTTGCCGCCTTCTCCTGCTGCAACCTCTGTAAAGGTGTGACTCTCACCTTCCTTTAGATAGCAACTGTACTTTGCAGATGAGGTAGAGTCCACGCCCATGGCGAAGTAGCCGTCCTGTGCTGCCGTTATCTTCACCGTGATGGGTCCCATAACACGGTCTTGGAAGAAATGGCGGAACAGATCACCAGTCTGGAAGTAGCCGTCTCTGTATGCGAAACGCTTGCGCTGGAAGGCTGGCAGACTTTCCAATCGCAGACCATGCAAGGCAGGATAGTGGTTGTCGGCAGCGGTAGCGGTTTCAATATATTTACGCTCTCCGTCAAACGAACTTACCACCTTTGGCCATTTCAAGATGCGGTCTGTCATCCAGTAGCGGTAGCAGCCGTCGGTCGAGAAGATTTCAAGGCCGGTCTTGGTCTTCGTGGCACGCATCTTTGCCGCCGTGTCATGAAGGGTCAGTGTCTCCGTACCTGCATCATTAAGCCATACGCCTTCGCCTCTGTCAAACAAGGCATAGCTCTGTTGGAACATTACACCGTCCCATCCTTGATACAGATGGCTCGCTGCTCCGTCCATATCCCAAGGAATGGTCAGGTAGCAGTCGTTGTCTGCCTCGTCACATGAGTCTCCGTCATACCAATGGTTGAAGTAGTAGCGCATGCTACCGTCGGTCTCCAAGTAAACAGCAATCATCATGTTCTTGGCTCGCTGGTCCACGGTGGCTTTATAATCGCTCGCTACAACATAGCAGTGAGTTGAATGGGGCGAGAAATACTTGTGCATCTCCTGCTGCCATTTCTTCCTGCGGTTCTCCTTGGTGCCGGCTACGGTCTTGCCGCCAAGGGTAATGGTTGTGCTCGCACCTGCTCCGTTGAACACCTTCTCACTGCCATCGGGGTTCTTGGCGGCGTTCTCCTCGGCATTGTCGGTCAAGTTCTGGTTACACTGCTGGCAGAAGGCCAACTCTCTATACAACTGGTACGGCACTTTCTTGCCCGATGCATACAAGTCGTTCAGGTCGTCGTCGTCGGGATAGCGCACCTCGTAGTATGTGCTCCACACCGGCACATCGCCACTATCGGTTTTCAGCGTCTTCAGCATATCGTCCACATTGTTCACTCCCTGCTGCCAACAGAACTCTTGATACTGTCTGTACTCGTAGCACTCCACAGGGTTCAGCACGCGACCTTGCACGCTCCATTTCTTAGTGGCATTGTCATAAGTCATGGTGCCTGTGGTGTCCTTCCATGCTCCTCCTTTATACTGCACATACTTTCCGTCCGATGTCTTGTAGGCTGTTCCCCAGTCGTAGTTCTTCACATCGTCTGCCTGTACCTCGGAGAGTGTTTTGTCGAGCACATGGCTGTCTTCCACGGCCACCTCGCCTATCTCTGTCATCTTTCCCGTGCCGTCGTTCTCGATGAAGCGTGTTTCCGGACCGCAGAACTCACTAAGCATATACAGCGTGCCGGGTATCAATGAGCTGGTATCTGCAAGAACACTTGTCTTGAAGGTGTCAATAGCAGCGTCCCTCGGAGCTACCATCTCCTTGAAGTCGCCATAGTTCACACAGCCGTCATTATATCCCTTCACATTCTCAAACCCGAAGAAGTGGGGGTTGCCCTTGTCGGCATTGAAGTTGGCTTTCGAGTGGAAGTAGGCGTTCTCGGGTAGTGTTGCTGCCTGTGGTCCCTTATCCTGACCTATGCGGTAGTCGGTGCGGAACAGTGCGCATGTCACACCGTCAATGCTCGTATGCAGCTCTTCGCTCTTGTCGGTGTTGTGTCGCTGTGCAGGGGTCATGTAGTCGCTACCAAGAGCTATCTGCGTGTCGTTCATCAGCTCCATCAGAGCGCAGTTGTTGGCACCAGCAGAGTCTGAGTAGTCCACCTTGATGGTAATGGTCTGTATAGGCGTACTGCCTTCCTTCACGCGGATCTTCTTTTTCTTCGCAAGAGCTGCAGCGTCGTCATACTTGGCAAGAATAGTCTCATCACCATTGTACATCTCACTAATCTGTTCTCTTGTGTAGAGCATTCTAATCCTCTTCGCCTTCTTAAGCTTGCCCTTCTTGTTCTTGACATCATAAGCAAGAGTCGAAGTTCCCTGATTGGTTACAGGGACGGCTTCTATCACACAGTTCGCCCACGGACGGTCTGGGAAGTACAGATACAAGTCCATCAAAACGGACGTTTTCTTATCCCTCAAACCTTCAATGTAGTCGGGATAATATATCTCGCTGTCCGTTACCGCGCCACCGTCTTTGCTAAGGTTCTTGTCCGAAGTGCGCGTCATTGCCACGACCATGATACCGCGGTCTAACAACTTTTGCATATCGGGGCGTGGTTTCGTGGTGCCCTCGGCTGTAACATCGCTCATCACTTGGTTCTGCTCATACTCGGTCAGCATGGCAGTCGTATCTGTTAGGTTCACGATGTAGTTGTTGAATGCTTGGATGAAGTCATAGTAGGTGTTCCAGCGTACCACCTCATACAGGTAAAGGTCAGCATCTGTACCGTCGAAGTGTATCATGTCCGCAATGTTGGGGAAGCCGCTGACTGTGCTGATGGGAACACAAGCTGCTGCATCGCCGTTCTGGAACACCTTGCACAGCATCACACCGCTATAGGGTGCTCTGGCTTGTGGCTCTATTACAATGTCTATGCGATATACGGTGTCGTCAAGGTAGGAGGTGGCGGCGGTTGTCTGAACGTCTTTCAAAGCCTCATCGCTATCACCTGCGGTGGTCACAATGAACTTCTCTCCAGTAAGCACAAAACCCAATCGCTCGCCCATACACCACATAATCTTTGCATTACGTTTGGCAATGTTCTTAACCTTGAATGTAAAGCTTAGTGCCATACCGTTGGTGGGTATGTCCTTGCTTGCCAGTGGTGTGTCGCTACATGCTGCCGTCACGTTCTCGGCTACACGTAGTGCCATTCTGCCGTCTGCTTTTTCTGTACCGAAGTTGTCTGCGACAAAACCGTTGCTCGACCAGTTGCTGCCGTTTACCTTCACTTCCACCATGCTGCCGTCTGAGCAGGTGGCTTTGATACTCTTGTCGATGTCATCGTTACTTCTGCCGGCAAAGTTCAATTTGTAGTATGCGCCTTCGGTCTCGCTGATGGCAAGCATACTGCCGTCAATAACAACTTTTAGTTGCTCCGCCAGACGTACCTCACCACATATTGCATCGAAGATCAATGTGTCACCGTCGTTATAACCCACAATGCGTTTCTCTATTGTGTAGTAACTGCTGCGGTTCATAACCTTGTTGGCAATCGTTTCTGTCTCGTCAGCGGTCTCGTTCTTCACCTTCACCTCTACATTCGGGTTGGCGTTGTCTCGCTGATAACAGGCTATGTCAAAGCTGATGGTCTTGAAGAGTTTTGTCTTGCCGTCGCTGTCGTCATACCATCGTGCCACAATGATGGGCTTCGTGTAGTCGCTCACACTCTCGCGCTGCTCTATCACCATAACTGCGGTATGCAGCGTGTTACCTTGCAGTCCTGATGCTACGTCCTGCCCTTGTATGCGCAGAGGATATGCGCCGTGGTTCATGCCTTGTGGGTCGATGGTCACGTTATGGGTATAGGTGTCCTTTACCAATACATTCTCCAGCGTCTCCCAAACTCCATTGCGGAATATCTCGATCTTCGTCTGGATACCCTTGTCTGAGGCATTGTTTGGGAAACGATACATAGGGATGCTTACCTTCTGACCGCCAACCTGCAATGTGGTGCTCTTCGTATAGCTCAGTGTCTGGCTGCTCTCTACGGTCACATCAACGGCTATCATTTCCACGTTTCTCGTAGCTGTCTTGCCGGTGGCATCGGTGGCTACGGCTTGCAGCTCTACGCTGCCGGCACTGGCTGCAATGGTGCTTAGGTCAAACTCGAAGGTGTACGACTTCAACGAGGAACTGCTTCCCTGATTGGGCTTGAATGAGGCTACGGTGGTCTTGGTCGTGCGGTTGATGAACACAACGCTCTGTATCTTGTTGTCCTGCGACGATCCGTCGGATAGCTGGGTCACACTACGGATGGCGGCTTTCAGTATGGCTGTGCCTCCTGCACGAACATAGAAGGGGTCGTCCTTAAAGTTGATGGCAAGTGTAGTTCCTCCTCCGCCACCAGTGCCAGTGCCTACGCTGAACTGGGCTTCCGACAGGGTGTCGCCAGCCTTGTTTTTTAGCTTCAGCGATACGCTGCCTTCTTCCTCCGTAGCCTCTATCTCCGTTGGCACGGTCTTGTACGCTCCTCCTGTAGAGAAAGCGTCTGTACCACCAGCTTCCATCGTGTCGCTCGCCACAAGTTTGCTGCCGCCGCCGAAGTCCTGCCAAAGCCCGGCCTCGTAGAAGTCCGCAATGGAGTCGCCCTGATACTGTTTGGTCTCTACCTTATTGGCTTCCGTCGTGTAACTTATCACCAAACCGCGTTTCTGATAGTTCACACTTGTTGTCTCTTGATAGGTTTTCAGAGCTGCAAGTGCGGTGCCAAGGGTGTAGAAACCTGTAGGTAGAGGGGCTATGATGTCAATGTCTATCATCGACTCTGAACCCTGCACCATCGAACCGAAGTCTTTCCAGTTCTCTGTGTCATACCAATTGTTGTCCTCCGTGTTGGCTCCGATATACTGGTAGGTCTTCCACGTGCCTTTCTTCAACGCGAAGGTTATCATCAAGCCTACTGCTGCCTTGCCGTTTTCCTTCGCTGCGTGAACAGCTGAATTGGCTGTATCGTCGGTATCACACAACACATAGTAATGTCCTCCCTGCTCTACTGTCGGGTTGTATATGCTGGCAGAGCTACCGCTACCACCAATCTTCTGCATCTGCTTATCGACGATATGGAACAACTGGTCTTCACAACAATAAATATGGTCTGTACGTCCTACACTGTCTGTATTGTATTCTTCTTCAACATAGCCATAACTCTCTGGACTCCATCCTCCGAACCCGCGGAAACACCACTCTCCATTGTAGTCTAAACTTGGGGCATACCACAAGCCACGGCTCGGTGCCTTGCCAGTACCATCCCACACACCATCAAATGGCAAAATGTTTACACCTACTAAGCGTTTGTTTGCCGTCTGCAAATCTTTATTCAGCTGTGCACCCTCGTCGCCGGGATATGCAGTGCCGCTGGTATGGCCCAATGCCAAGTCCGAACCTATTGCAACAAGCGTGCTGCCTCTCCAATGATAAGTCTTGTTGGCTGTAACGTCTATGTAAATCTTGCCGCTGTGTGGCACACGGCCTTTCAAAGTACCCTTGCCGTAATGGTCACCGTCTATCCAGTTGTTGTAGTAAGTGATGGTCGGGCGCAAGTCACCTTCCGTTTTCGATGGCTGCGTGTATTTCAGCACAAAAGCACCAGCGTTTCTGCTGAAAACAACGCTACAGTTTTCGTCCGTTGAGTATTTGTTTAACGACATCATCTGCGAAGTGATGTCATTGAAAATGCCGTTGAACTCAAGCACATCGTCCACATAGTCGGGCAGATACTGCGAAGGTATCTGGTTCAGCTCGTCCAACGGTGCAAGTCCGTTGGGCTGCCCTTTGGTGTTCTTGAACGATGTGAGGTCTTTCTGCACACTGCTGATGCTGCTCGTAAGGTTGGTCTTGTTGTCGTCTGCAGTTTTTTGAGCTTTAATTGCAGCTTTTTGAGCCGTCTGTATCAGCGTTTTAAGCGAATTGAGCTGAGCTGGTGTAAAAACACCTGCGGAAGCCTCGCTCGACGCTGGAATTACCAACTGACACTGCACAGGATTGCCTTTTCCTGTCTGAAACTGCAAAATCACGTTCACTGACGATGATGTCGGGTTTGCAGATGGCGTAACAGCAACTATAGAGGCTCCTTGAAGCTCATCTACGGCACTAACGAGCGTATTCCAGTTCTCGCTCGTCAAAATGCCTTGCGAAGTGGCTCCACCATTGGCAACCTTGCCCTTTAGTGATGATATATCTGTTAAATTCATGATTATTGCTTTCTAATGGTTATTACTTGCCGATTTTGCGGATTGTAACGCCACCGACATTGTATTTTGCTCTTCCAACCACTTTTATAAGGCCGATTTCCTTGCAATACTCGACACACTCCCGAAGATAGGCTTTTGCCACATCCACAGCGTTGTTATATGCGTCAGAACGCTCCTTTGATGATATGTGCGTGGAAAAATCCCCGTTCTTCATCACAGACCCAAAGCGAGTGGACTCAATATCACCCGACATTAGGTTTTGAGCATAAACGAAATAAGAGAGTGCAACTTTGAGCCCCATGAAGCTGTGAAGTCCGTCTCTCTTATCCTTATAAGTTCCGCCATTTAAAAGTGTTGCAATTTCATTGTTGTCTTTCTCGTTGCTGTCGAGAATTCTAAGGAACAGCTCATCACCGAGGACAGGCTTTATATGTAGCTGCTCTGCCTCAGTGATAAACGCCATTAGCTTCTCGTCAGCAACCTTTCCGATAGGTCGTCCGAGCGAGCGAACGTCAGTAGGTTGTAATATATGTTCCATATAAATTTATTTTCCTTGGTACACAAGCGGTTGTATCTCATAATCATCCGATGGATTTACATTCTCTTTCCAGTTGTCGAAGATGCGCTTTAGGGCACGACTGATGGCGCGTCGGGGGCTACTGGTGTAAGAACTGTAATATCGGAAAGCCTCAGACATAATGTCTGTGGAGAAACCAAGCGAGCCTTCGATAATTCTATAGAATACCTCTTGGCCAAAGGCTATATAGATACTCTTGGTAACACTCTCTTCGGTACACTTGAATTTGGAGTCGAAGTTCTGTGCTTCAAACGATGTAAACTCCGGCTTGTCTTCATCCGACTCAATGGTGACATCCATGATGGCACAAGCATTTTCATCGCCTTGGAAGATGTCAAGACTCTCACTGATGCTTGCAGAGTTGTCGTTCTCGTCTTTGATTTCGTTACCATTCTCGTCAATTCCGAGTGAAGAACCTTTCTTATGCGTGAGCATACCTGCAAGCAGGAAGTTGTTTCTGACATTGCGGTATTTCACATTGTCAAGTCCTTCATCAGTTGAAAGGTTAGTCACAACCTTATCATAGATGGGGCGTGGATATATCCATTTGCCGTCCATTGAGAACCACAGTATCTGCCCTTTGTAGTTTTCTATGCCACCACTTTTGATGATCTGAGCCATGACAACCTCTTTACGCGGATTGAACGTATAGATTTTCTTTACGTTCTCTCTTGTAACTCGAATTATCTTTCCCTTTCGAGACTTATGACCAGTCCAATCGGGATGGTAATTCACATAGATAACCTTGCCGTCCTCGGTTTCCTCTTCCAATCGGCACATTTCAAAAGGAATATGGGAAACTTCCACTATTTCGCCAAAAACGTTATAGTTTACATGGAGAGCAAAGCCGTTACACTCTGCCATATCATGGGCGATAAGACGGAAAACATCATCTACGGTATCTCCTGCACGATTACAGACATACTCTGAAAAATCAGTATTATTCAACCCATTGCCCTCAATGAATGTCTGATAACGCTCACAGCAAGCACCTCCAGTATGCGAGCTTCGGATAAGGCTACGCATTTTTTGCGGATAGAGATTATCTCTTCCGTAGGATTGTATATTCAACGTAGAGCAATAGCTTACGTCAATTCGTCTGGCTGGTTTTCTTACGTTATTGATATTCATAAGTACAATGGGTTAAATGGGTTTACTCCGCTGATTTTGCAGTGCGCTTCTTTGTTGAAGTGGTTGTTTTTGCATCCTCCAACTCCTTCTTTAATGCTGCAATCTCCTCGTTTGCCGCAGCAAGGTCGGCTTTAAGCGTCTCATTCTCGATGGCGAGCGTACCGTCATCATCAGAACCAGAAGTCTCAGGCAGAGCTGCAAGCTGTTCTTTTACGGATGCAAGTTCATTCTCGGTCGCAGCCAACTTCTCTTTGAGAGCTGCTGCCTCTTCGGTCTTTTCAGCCAACTCCGCAGTAGCTTTCTTGCCGGCTTCCACAGCTTCTTTGTATGCTGCTGAAAGCTCTTCGGCATCTGTTGGAGCAGACACCTCGCCGTTCTTACGGGCTTCAACGCGGATGAGATAGTCACTTGGATATGACAAGAAGTCGTTGATTGATTCCGGAAATTCTGCAAGGCGCTTTTCTGCGACCTCGTCGGGGATATTCGCATTAGCATAAAACTTGTTTGTTCCATTAGGGTGCACGATGACACCAGCCTTTAGAATATAATTTGGTTTTGTAGGCATTGTTCCTGTTCTTTTAAGATAAGTGAATACTTCGATGTAGGCATCACGGTAGCAATCAGCGCAACCGGTCTTCCTTATCGGTTTGTCAAGCAACATTCGGTAAAGTCGCTCGATATAGCTTCTGTCTGATGATGAGAAGCCGCTATCGTAACGGCTCCTCATTTCAGTCAGTCGGCTCATAATCACACCGTAATCTTCCATACTTTACTCTGTGTGTGAGCCTGTTTCAAGAGATTTTAACGCTGCACGAGTTGCAGCGATAGACTCAGTAAACAGGAAGATACCGCTACTTGGAGCACCTTCCTCAACAAGGGTTACAGCCCAACCGCCATCGGTGTCCTCGCTGTACTTATCGTTGGTCATTTCAGAAGCCGTCAAGCCCTGTTCCAGTCCGTAAATCTCAAAGGTGTTCTTGTCGTCAGCGCCACGGTACTTATTTTCAAAAATGAACACAAAGCGTCCATTGGCGAGCTGATCGATAACATTCTTCGAAACATCAGGACCCGAATTAAGAACAACGATAGCTGCCGTCTTGGTGAACTTATTAAGGTAAGTTCCTGTAGTAAGAGCAGTTTGCGTTCCTGTGAAAGGAGTCTTTCCTGGAACAACCACCTTATAAGCTCTACCTGACGCAAGGGCGAGTTTGGAGACAACATTGTCGGTTTGTGCAAGTGTAGCCCAGTCAATATCGTCGTAGTTGACGAGCCAGCCAGTGTTTCTTAAACCTGCCTGCTGCGGTTTCTCGCAGTTCACAGAAATGTCTTGTGCGAGAGCAAAATCACATGTTTCTGCCATAATGTTTATTGTTTTTTAATCTACAAAAGGGGAAGATACAGACCTCCCCCTTCCATAGTTGTTAATACTTAGATAGCTACCTGCACGAGGTCGTCCTCGCCGATAACGGTACCGAGGTCAGACTCTGCAAAGATGAAGTTGTCACGCTTACGCTTGTCAAACTCCACAGTAAGAGAAGCCATGCGGTCCTTGTCTGATGTACCAACGAAGAGGTTGCCTGGTGAGCAGAACACGGCACGGTGCGGACAGTTGAGGGTTGTTCCGTTATCCTCAAACTTACGGATGAGACGGTCCCAAATGTCGAGCACGATAATCTGATGACCGTCGTACTCTGACAGACCAATACCCGAGCTAACAAACTCGAAAGGCATTGTTGTCTTGCCGTACTTGTCAACCACGTCATTGCGCAGAGCCTTGAAGAGCGAGTTGGTCATCATGATGGCATGGTCCGGCTTGTCGAAGATACGAGAGTCTGCTTCTGTAAGCATGTCGTCAATAATGCCGATAGCGACACCCGACTGGCGAATGTTCTTCTTCTGCAACTCCTTAGACGCGGCGCTGTTGGCAGCGATGCTTGTCTGCTGGCTTGAATTAGTTGCGATGATTGCCTGCAGTCTCTTCCAAAAGCCGTCTGTAGGTTTGAGTAGTTCTGGATTGATAGCATCAGTAATGTGGCCACCACCTGTTGTATCAACACCTGATGAAGATACATTCTTTGCTTCCTTGTCGCCAAACCAAGTCAGACGCCAGAACATTTCGGTAATGGCCTTCTTAAGCAATGGTTCAAGAACCTTGTCGAAATAAGCGGTGTCAGTGATGTCTCCGGCTTCAGTGCCTGGATGCATGCCATACTTTGCGAGGGTGTTGGTCAGATCCTCGTAGCAAACGCTCTTTGGAATATTCCATCGGCCCAAATCCCAGGTTTTCTCAACGCCGGTAATGCTGATTTTGCTGTAGGTAGGGTCGCACTTGCCACCAGGAGTACCGACATCACCCATTGAGTCGAGCAGACCAAACTTCTGACCATTGGTAATTTCTGTTACTGGGGTACAGGTGCGCTCAAGGTCAGGGTCGTTGAAAATCGAAGTGAAGATCAGTTCGTTAAGGTCACGAATCGCTCCATTATCGACTGTAAACTTGCTAAAGTCAATCGTTTTCATATATTATTCTTATTTTTGTTAAACTTGTTGGTTACTTCTTTGCCTTGCGCTTAGCCTCCTGACGCTCACGCTGCTCACGGAGCATACGCTGGGCACGAGTCTCGCCCTGCGGGTCATTCTTGTTATCGCCATGAGCCACAAACTTGCGGTTGTTAGCGGTGAATGTTGAGGACATGTCCTTTAGACTCTCAAGCCAGGATTTACCGCCAGCCTTGTTTACGATTGCGAGAATGTTCTTCTCGTCTTCCGTCTTGGCTTCTGCCTCAAGCGCAGACACCTTACTCTCGAGATTAGCCTTGTCGGTCGCAAGTGCTTCCTTCTCAGAGGTAAGCGTGTTTACTTTCTCTGTAAGGTCAGCCACCTGCTTGGTGAGGTCATCTACCTTTGCGTTGAGGTCGCTGTTGCCGTCACCGTCACCATCACCTTCTCCTGCTGGTGTGATAGACTCAATAGTCTCGTCCGCGACAACGATAGTAGTGCCATCCTCAAGAACGTAAGTTCCATTTGGATAAGCCTTGTCGCCCACCTGCGGGTCTCCATCCTCACGCTCTACCGTAAACTCTGTACCGTCTGCAGCGGTAACCTTCTGGTCGAGGATCTGCACGTCCTCAATCTTGGCGATACCAGCCAATGAGAGGATTTTCTTGAAAAGTCGACTCTCAATCTTAATCTGTTCTTTTGCCATTTTGTTTGATTTTGATGATTTATGTTTTTTCTTGTTGTCTGTATTGGGAGCAAGTGTTGAACTAATAAAGCCAAGCTCTGCCGCACGACTCATGTCAACATACTTATCCTCGTTCATCAACGCTTGTAGCTCGCCTCGGTCAGAGCCGGTACGTTCAACGTAAAGGTCAAGGATTTTGTTCTGCTCCTCGAGAAGAGAGGTTTCCTGTGCTGTCAGCTTGGCTTTGAGCTTGATAATCTCATCTGCCGTGAGTCTATCGCTCGCCCATAGGTCAAGCCATGCAACTGCAGGGTTGTGAATACACATTCTTGCATTCTCGAAGCCAAATCTCCGTTCCTTGGGAGCGGCAAGGAGAATAATCGTAGCCATAGAGGAGCACTCGCCCTCGATGGTCGCAGAGATTGTCTTTCCGGAGTTACGCAAAGCGTCATAGATAGCCCAGCCTTCAATGCAATCTCCGCCAGGGCAGTGAAGCCTGATGTCTATCTCATTGTCACCTTTCTCCATGGAGTCGAGGAACTCGGGAATATCCTTGTAGCAAAGACCGTCCGTGCCGCACCAGTCTTGCAAGAACACCTTGTCTTCCTCGTTGACAATTTCGTTGTAAATTCTTAATTTTGCCATTTCTTACTTGTGGGTTATTAATCGTGCCTCACAGCAGAAATGAGGCAGTTTTGTTTTGTCAATAGCAAAGGTAAGTTATAATAAGTTGTACGTTCGTCTGAGGTTATCAAATAGTGGTGAACGCTCTCGTTCAGTAAATAGATGCGTTTTTGCCAATAAAAAAGAGGGGCGAGCCGCAAATTTGCCCGTCCCTCTACACTTAAAAAAACTAAACTATAAATCTTTATTCTTCTCTCCAATAGAAAGCAAAGCGTATATCTTTCTCGCTCACCTCCAATTCACAGCAGCTTGTGTTTCTGTCATCTTCACAGTTAAGGTATCTGAACAATTCATCCCTTAACTTTAAGATGTCAAGGTCAGTTGGATTACCATATACGCACCTGACAGTTCCGCTGTTGGTGCCGAAGGCGTAATCAACAAGATACAAACACCTGTCTCGCCAAAATGTTTGGCGCTCCGCTATTCCGTCATCGAACTCGCTGACAATTGTGTCGGCAAAATCTTCGAGAATATTCTTGTTGTCAATCGGTGCTGGAGTTAAATTTCTTTTGTTCATACCCACCAACTTTCTGTTTTTGCCGTTTTGTCTACCTTGATAGTTCCTGGTTTTATATAGTGCTCGTATGATGTGTAGTCCATAGACGACGTTCCATTTCTATAACTGACAGTTATTCCCTCCGCATCCAAAGTGTGACCACCATGAACAGCATAACCATCGCTCACTTCTGTATGTGGTCGGCAATGGATGCCCACACCTATCTGTACTTGCGTGGAGTTTGCCACCTCACGATAGCACCCAAACATATAAACCTTTTGATAGTTTTCGTGACCTTTGTATTTCTCCACGAGCTCGTCATACTCCTCCTGTGTTTCACATAGATAATATCTGTTTCTGTTACTCCATGAATACCCTTTATTTGTGTCTGTCAATATTAGTTTCATATTGTGTCCTTTCCATATTTCTTCATCATGATACAATGTGTTATTTTCTCTTGCTCTTCCGGAGTCTTGCCGCTGAACTTGTCTGCGACCCATTCTCGCAGGTTTCTACGCTTGTCTTCGAGTGTAGGTCGGTTCGTAGGTACTATCGGACATATTCTCTCTAACATCAATGTTGTTGGACTATCATAACGAGAGTCATAGAACTCATTGAAGAACTTGTATAGCTCATCAAATGACATTCCGTCAAGAGCCTCGTACATCTTGGAGAGAACCAAGTCCGTGTCGACTTTCACGAAACGAGGATTGACAAATTCCATCTTCTCGCCGGTCCATACAGAAACGCTTTCCGATGTTCTGTAGTAACTGGTATGTTTGTAAAGCTTTACCAAAACTCCTTCTCCTTGATATTTACGGCCTCCCGATACATCACATGGAATTCCGAACTCCTCTATATCATAATCTCTCCACCACATTGTGGTCAGGCTCGATGGTGTTGATGCACTTTTTGCATAGTCTCGCATTGCAACAAGAGCATTATTTTTAATATTGTCGTCGGCTTCCGTAATACGAGGATAGTCATAATAAAAGTCACCACAATACCCTCTTGTTGTCCACTGACCGGTCTTCAGGCGATTGTCGTCAGCATCAAAATACAGAAAGTTTGTATCTGAGTCGTCATAATAATTGTGGTCACGCTCCACGATGATATATAGGTTCAATCCTTTGGTGCGCAAGTCTGCTCGCGTAAGATTGTATCTTTCTACTTCCAGTGTTGGGTATGCATTTATCGTTTCCATAATTGCCGATATTAAAGTTCCTTCAGTATATCTTCGGTTGTTCCCTCGTACTCCCACCAACCTTCTGCGAGGTCGTGGTCTGCGCCATACTCCTCCATGAGGTCGTAGATTTCATCTGACAGATCCTCGTCCACATCATCAAATTCCATATTGTTTGAAGCGAGGACCGAACGGACTCTCTCCACACGCTCCATATCGACATTCTTTCTTACATAGGCAATTGCCAGCTCCAAGTCTGTAGCATCAAAGAAAAGGTTTCCATTTTCCCATTCTGCCATTTCGCGCTCATCATCGAACTCAACCTTGATAAGGGAGAGCATACGCTGCGGAATGGCATCGCTAAGTGAATTGCTCTCTCCTTCCTTCATATACTGGTTGAAGATACTTGCATAGGTATCGAGCTTGATTTCACGCTCAATGTTCTTAACTTCGTTCTCGGTAAGACCCTTTTGGGTAAGGATATTCTTAAAAGTTGCCATAATGTTTAGAATTTTAAGTGATTACTTATTTATCTTATTTGCATTACAAAGATAGTGATTTATTATCATATATGCAAGTATTTAGCAAGAAAAGTTTATCTTATTTGCAAGTTTATTTCGTTGTGTACCAGTGCCTTGTGGCATTAAAAAAGCTGCCTATCCTCACGGACGAGCAGCCACCACAGTCAAATATGATAATTAGTAATCATCGCATTTCTCAAGATATTCCTTCCATGCGATAGGAAGGACTTTCTTTAACAGCTCATTTCTCTTTGCTTCCTTATCATCAAAGAGCTCACGAACCGCTTCTTTCGGATCCATAGTGTAACCGCACTCATGGTTTCCAAACTCGTATATCAGAGCGTCCTTTAACTGCTCCTCATCGGACAAAAACTCCTTTTGCTGTCTGTCTTGCTCCTCAGTCCATTCGATAAACAAGTGATAGTCAGTCTTCAGACAATAAGCACCACCTCCAAGGGGTTGCAATTTCTGCAAATCTTCCTCGCTTGTTGTCAGTCCCCACTCCGACATCATTTCTTCAAACTGCTTCTGGCTAAAGGCTGCCTTTAACGGCAATTTGCTGAAACTGTCCTGTCGCTGTTTTCTCCAATCTTCGTATTTCATAGTTATTTCTTGTTAAGTTCTTGTCTAAGGAATAAGACAGTTTCCATGATGTCATTATAGAACCACTGCCACGCTAATATTCTCTTTTGTTCATCGGTAACCTTCAGCCACTCTCCACAAACTTTATGGTGACGGATGCTGAGTCTTTCGAGTGATGGGGCTATCTTCTTGCCGTATTCGGCTGCTAACTCGTCGTAATTCATTTCCATGCCGGCAATAACTCTTCTTGCCAAGCGAGTTGCTGTATCGTGCCAAAGTTCATAGATAGAACTCTCATTTGCAAGCATCAGATACAAAAACTATCCATATCGTCGGTACGCTTATACTGTACCATTTCTAAACTTGTCATAGCGTATTTGTTTTTTTAGTCAATAAAATCGTTGAATTCAAACACTTCGGTATTTCCTTCGTAATGTGGTTTCTTGTCACAGACATACCCCATCCATGAGCCATATTCATAAACTCTGTACATGTGGTAGCCAGCCTTTATGAGAGCTTGAAAAGCGGCTTCCATTTCGCAACCATGGATTTTCACAAAATCATCGCTGTCAAACAAAGCCTTGTGGTCAAACTCATAAGCCCTACCACTTTTCTTGTGAATACGCAAACCAAGCGTTCTCACACGATAGCCTCCGTCATTCACTGGGTGGAAGATGTTGTGATAATACCCTGCGCGATTGTCGAGGAATATATCGCAGATTTTCTGTACTACATCCTCCCGAACTTCTGTCGGTTGGATGTAGTCGTTTTGTGGGATGTTTACTCTGATTTCCATAGTCTTGTCTTAATTATAATACTCCACCTCGTTCAAATTCTCGATTGCGACCTCTTCGCCATCCTCGTCGAACGCCTCGATGCTCAATATCTCGGCATCTTCAAAATCGGTGTGGGACACATTCTCGTAGCAGTTGTACGGCACCTCTGAATGGTAGTCGTACTCCTCAACGTAGTTTCCACATACCTTGTAGGTTATGAAGATTACAATTTTGTCCTGCTCGATTTCGTCCTCAATCTCGCTTGACCAACCGTCTTCTAACTCTGCATTCTCAATAGATGCGCTGATGGCATTCAATGTTTGCTGTGTAAGTATCATATCTTATTTGCTTTTAATTGGTGATTACCTGTTTATCTTATTTGCATTACAAAGATAGTGATAATTTATCAAATATGCAAGTATTTAACAAGGAAAATTTATCTTATTTGCAAATTTTCCTCACCCATCCAACGAGTATGAAAAAGGCATTTATCCAAGGAACGGACGGATGCCTTTTCGTTGACTACTGCGCTTTTCTAAGCTCTTCCACGGTAACATCAACAACCCTTGCTGCTGCATATAGGGCGTTACTTGTCAGCTGGCGCTGCCATGCTGTATTTGACGGAGACCACCTAAAGCCGTTACTCTTGAGCTTGCTTATGACCTCAGCCTTTGGCTTTCCGTCAAAAACTAACTGAAGGCGGTCAAGAGAGTAGTTTTTAACGATGCTACAGCCTTCCTTCTCGATGGTCACGCTCTCCTTTTCCGAACGAGCTTCTGCTTTCTCTACACATCGTTCACATAATTCCTGGAGCTTCCAAAACTTGTGACGCTGTGTAATAAGCGGCTTCTTCAATTTATCGTTCCATTCTACAACTCGCTTAATATATCTGTCAAGCAGGGTCTTTTCACCGTTCTTGGCAAGCGTTTCAGCCTTGCCGTACAGAGAGTTCACGAATAGACTGCGATGATACGGAGCATTGTTCTCGTCAATGTCGCGTATTGAATTTGCGGTGAAGTCAAGGTCGTGACGAATTTTTTCCCAACGTTCGTCCTCACGTTGTTCAAGAGGCTTCGCATCCTCCAATGCTTTGCGGATTGATTTCAATGTCCTTTCTCGCCAAGCGGAGAAGTCCTCACACGCTTTCACATATGAAGCGTTGGCTTTTTCATTCTTTGAGTTGTTGAACTTTGCAGGTCCGGTAACAAAAGCACTTGCTATACGGCTTTCCCTGGCAAGAATCGTAGACACCCAAGAATGATATTTGTTATAGTATTCTTCTTGCTTCTCCGTAGGAATATTAGCAAGGTCTGCATTAAGCCCTTCTTCGTAAGATACCATTTCAACCTTTGCTGCACGTTCCGGATCCATCGAGGACCAGTTATGAGCCGAGATAGCTGTTTGGTAGAGATCTCCGAGGTGTCGCTTGTCGTTAAACTTTGTCACCTCATATTTCCCCATTACTGCAGTTGCATTTACCGAGATATAAATATCCTCTTTTGTATTCACGTTTGTTAGGCGATGATATTGCTGGTCAAACATTCCAGTACCTCGCTCTTTTCTTGCGTATGGCTGAAAGTCATATACGTTCTCGGCAGCACCAGCTTCGCATACTTGAACCACTCTATGACAGTTCATAAATGAAAGTTTTTCCATATTCTAAAATTGTGATTAGTAAATATATGCGTAAGCGTATGGATATCCACCGGACATTTCGGCACCTATCCAAAAGGTAAGTCCTCTTCCTCGGCAGAAGTCTACGACCTCCGTTCCGAAGAAGAACGTTCCTGTCGTATTTTTTGGTCCAGGAACGACTTTTATTGCAGGCAATTCGCCAACTTCTTCCACTACCTCGCATGAACTTGCATCTTCCATATTGCCAATAAAACGTCTTAGCTCTTCGGCAAGCTCTTTCACTTTGTCTTTTTCTATCATAACTTTTAATTTTTATAGTCGTCCAAAATGGCAGCGGATTCCTTGTTTACATTCCTCAACAGTTCTTGCCCCATAGGTCTGCTGCCAGTGCACTCTGCCATCATGCTCATGCACTTCAACAAAAACACCCCACTTGTTTCCCCAATTACCACTGGTAGCAGGGTTTATACGCTCGATTTTATAACCTCGGTACATCATGGTTATCTTGGATTTTTTGTGATGCCAGACTCTTCAAGCAGTTGGATAAGTCGCTCTACTCCATTTGCAAGACGCTTGATGTTTCTCGCAAATTCTTTTTCTTCAATTGTGAAAGGTGATTGCATATTTCTTGTTTTTTTAGAAGAGAGCCGAGCTAAAGGATGCTCGGGCTCTCGATTAGACATTAGAGTAACGAATCTACGCAAAAGGAACGGAAAGCGTTCTTCTCCAAATCCCAATAGCGGATGGTACAAGCAGGAGCTGCATGGCCAGTGCCTTTCACCTCGTACTGATAGAGGTTCTTTGCAAGGGTTCCGACTGCATTTCTGAGTTCGCCATTGGTCTTTCTGAACACAAAGCGAACAACTCCAAGAGCCATCTGAGCCTTGAGCTTGTAAGCGTGCCATGCTTTGCGGAGGGCTTCAGAGAAGCTCATCGCCTTGTGTCTGCGAAGCGTCTCCCAAGCAGCCTTCATTACCATACTCTTGTTAATTCTCACTGAATTGTTATTTGCTGAACTTGCCATAATGTTTAGAATTTTAAGTGATTACCTTTTTATCTTATTTGCTAATGCAAAGATAATCAAAAGTTATCAAATATGCAAGTATCTAACAAGAAAAGTTTATCTTATTTGCAAATTTATTTCACTGAATATCAAGTAGTTAGGTTGTCACTTATGGACGCTTTCGACATTGACAAACTTGTACCCACAGAATGGGCAAACCTTGGTTGTGTCTGGCAAGTATGTTTCACGAAAGTTGCGGTAACATGAGTGGCACATCTTTGTCTTGCCATTGACAGCTCCATATATAGCCATCGCTAAAATGGCAACGATAAGCGCTATTCGCCACGCATTTCCAAGTATATTCTTTTGCTTCTGTGTCATCGTTTTGTTGTTACAGGGTTAAACAAATCGTAGTCGGATGGTACGGAGTTTTCCCAAGAGTCAACAAGCTTGTCACCGACAATATCGCGGATGCTCTTTTTCCAATAGATAGGCGTCTCACCTCCTACATAGAATTGAACCTTGGCCACAAGCTCCTCAACCTGCTCCTTGGAGAATTTAACTCCCATTTTGGTAACGAGTCCTACCTTGAAGAAATCACAATATGGCTTCGCTTTCCGTACAACATTCACAGCCTTGTTTATATCAACAACCGGTTCAATACTGGCAAATGTCTTGATGCCGAGTTTTTTCAGCTTCTCCATAGCCTTGATGCGTTGGGCTGTGTTGTTTCGGCAATAGCTTTCCATTGACTCCATGCCGGTAAGGGTAAAGCCTATTGCTATGCTGTCAGCAAAAAGTTGCAATTCTTTCGTGTAGCGAGGGAGAAACACCCAGTCCGTGCACTTGGTAAGCACCTGCACCTTCACACCTTCTTCAAGGGCATGCTCCACGCACATCGTGGTAAGGTCACGCGTCTCTGGCAACATTGGGTCACTGACAAACGAAAAGAAGAGCGAGTCGGTAGGCTTCATCAGCTTTTTCGCTTGAACAAGTTCTTTCTCGAAAATGGCAAACGCCGTCTTCTCATCGATGAGGCTCTTCTTCAATGACACCGTTTCAACACCAAGTATTGCGGACGTAATCCCATGGCGATTATAGCAATAGCTGCAAGTATTGCTGCAACCATTGTATAAGTTACAAGCCCAGTGGCAGTACTCGTAAGCTGCACCACTGGGCTCATATATCGCCTTGCCTTTAAACTTGCTCGGCTGTTTCATCGGCATTTTCTTTTGACTTGTTAGCAGTCAGCAGCTCGCTGATTTTGTCGTTCACCCAGGTTACGTTGTGTATGAGCTGGCGACAATCAGACATTGCGTCATGCTCCACCCAACCATCAGAATGAGGGATGATAGAATACGGATCCTCAACAGTAGGGTCTATAAGGCGGACACCTTCATAGATGAACGTGCGGCTGTCACGGACATTGAGATACTTCCATGGTAAATTTTTCTCTTCTCTGTCCTTATTGACAACAACGTAAGCGTTGCGAAGGATAGAAATGTCAAAATCTGTTCCTTGACACCAAATGACCACTTCGTCCGCACCATTCTCAGCTTTTACTTCTTTGATGAAGTCCGTCAGGTACATGAGTACGTATTTCACGTTTGAAGTGTACGAGAATTGTTCCTTCGCCTCTTCGGGCTTCTTACTCCACCAATCTACTGTCGCTTGGTCGATGTCAAAGCCGTACATCGCACACGATGTACCATCAACAGCCCTGAAGAACTCCGTCTTCTCTCCAGTAACCTTACTCTCACCAAGGCTGAACGCTTTGGCTGCAATACCGATGATAGCAGCCGTAGAACGTCTTGACAATGTCTCCAAGTCAAGCGCGATGTTCACTACTTTCTTTTTCATAATTACGTTTTTTATGTTAGTTTATAAACCTATTCTTTAGCTTCTCATGAAGAGCTTTCATTTTACAGAGACACCATTCTTTGTCTGCCAGAAGGTCTTTGATGTGATATGGAGCGCCATTCTTGCCATGACCATCTGGACCGAGCCACAAATAAGTTTCTTCGTCCACATCATAGCCATCTATGTATTCCCCGAGTTCTTCAACAAACTCTTGTGCAGAACCATCGCCATACCAAATGGTGGGACAGAAATCCTCGCCTGCAGGACTGAATACAGCAATGTCCACAATATGCTTCCCATCTTGGATTGAAGGATGTACAGACCAGCCTTCTGCTTCTATAGCTTTTAATAATTCTTCATCCATAACTTTAATTCCTAAAAATATGAATACCCACAATTTTGTGCACCATGTTCGGCTGCGCTTTGCGGAATGTATCTGCTATGCGCTTTTCAAACTCTTCCCAAGTCTCATTTTCCTTCCGGGGGGGGTAATTTATAATGTCCACAGGGACACGGAACCCTCCGTCAAGGTACAATATTGCCTTTTTCATACACAGACCTCCTCATTAAACGACTTCATCAGCCAGCCCTTGCGACAATATGTGGTCCTGCATTAAGTCCAACGCTACATCCTCCGGAAAGTCAGTAACTGTAGTTGCTGCTTTTTCCAGGACTGATACCTCGCACGAAATGTAGGAATACAACTGGCGAAATTTCCTTACCAGTTCTTGAACCTTGTTATTTACTTTTGATTTCTCCATAATGTTTAGAGCTTTAAGTGATTATTTATCTTATTTGCACTACAAAGATAGTGATAATTTATCAAATATGCAAGTTTTTAGCAAGTATTATTTATCTTATTTGCAAGCGTTTCGCACTATCACGACAATTCCTCCCATTCGTTTAAGTTGCCCTCTTTGACCACATAGTTGATTTCTCCAGTGAGTGGTGTCTGCATGTGTTCTTTCAAATAGTCGCGGATATACTCATAGACATCGCTGTCTTGCTCTTCCATCCAGTCTGTATCAAACTCTCCCCTTGTCATCACTGCATGAACAGCTTTGTCAAGGGTGCCAAAAACTCCCATAAGTATATAGCTGCATACGGACATGTGTGCATCGGTCTTGAATACGACAAAGACCTCAGATTGTCTTTTGTTTTTCATGCACATACCTCCTTTAGTGTTTGCAGCAAGCCTTTGACAAGAATGAGAAGCGTATGCTCGTTTATCTCGCCGTTAAGGCTTGCAAGATATGGGGTTTCAATGCTGATAATCCGGTTTCGCTTGCATAGCTCGAACGGTTTGCCGTCTTTAACATCCCACCACTCCTGCGTGACGACCTTAAAAGAGAGCGGCATCTTGCCATGGTCTTTCAGCCACTTGTCGAGGCTAATGACTTGGTTCATTATTCCAAAGTCGTCTATCCAATTCTGATTGATGGACTGGCGGAACAATCTACCACCTTGCTCTTCCCACGGAAGAACTTCAACGTTACACATTTGGGCGAACTCACGACAGTTGTACGCAAAGCTGTTTTCGTTACTCATAATCATCCTCCTCGTCGTCAAAACACCAGTCATTTTCTTCATCCTCTACGCTTTCTTCCCAAACATCCTCAAATCCCTGGACAGGATCTGCTTCTGGGATGCCAATTATATACTCTCCACTTTCTGTAAGTGCAGGCCATTTGATGTTAGGATTGTTGCCTTCCGGATATTTGGAATTAAAATCACCATCAATTCCAAAGGCGAGCTCTATGCCAATATGCCTTATATCGTCCGTCACGCGGTCCGTTCCAACCTTACGTCCATCAGGGCAAGAGATAACACCACTACCGTCCTCATAATCTTTGTGGCTGTACCCGTTCATTTCGGCAAGTAACTCATAAAAATCCTTGCCACCGAACACTCCGTAGCCCTCGTAGCGTTCCTCCTTCCACTTATTACCCTTGTCGTCAACAAGGTAAACAGTATGCTCTTCGCCATTCACTATGCGATGATGCGTATCCATTGTGAACCAACTAAATTGTCCCATATCTTTGTTTTTTAGGTTTTACTATTTCTTGGTGTATCTATAAAGCTCGTCTGTGTCGTACCCAAGCTCATCACAGACAGCATCAATTTTATCAGCAGGAGCGGTAAAGGAGACATAAGCGTCTCCACAATCCTCACCATCCCAATAGGTGTCAAGAACATCACCTCCGGCTTTTGTAACTTCATACTCTGCGGAACGAATATCCCCTTCGTGCTCGCAATCAACTATCGGGTAATGATAAATCTTAGTTGCCATTATTTTTCCTCCTCCTTGTTTTGGTAAACGATTTCAAAAGTGTCCTCCTTGATGCTTCTGCCAACAAGTGCCGTAAAGACGATGCTTTCGCCCCAGTTTTGCTTAAGCTCTTCAAGCTCCTTATTGGTGCTGCGTGTGTGGGTTCCTGTCTTACACACAGCCCAGTAGAAATGTCCGTCACGCTTTCTCTTTGCAAGGTCGTCCACCTTTTCGAGGTCATAGATAATATCAGAATAGAAACCCTCCATTACCTTCATTGCGGTGTCAAGCATATCCTTTTTCAGATCGGTTGCTGACTTGAATGTCTTTGTTATTATTGCCATAATGTTTAGAACTTTAAGTGATTACTTTTTTATCTTATTTGCTAATGCAAAGATAGTGATTTATTATTATATATGCAAATATTTAACAAGAAAAGTTTATCTTATTTGCAAGTAAAATTCACTATGTCCGTGTCGTGAGCAACTTGATAAAAACTAATGTATTTTTCTTATTTGCACCTTTTGTCCGCTATGTCATTGCGGACAACTAATTACTTTGTATTATCTTATTTGCATTAAAGGCTACCTTTATTTTGTGGTCTATTATAGAAGGCAAAGAACAAGCAATTACCCGTAATCGATGTGTCACAATAGACATGCGTCTTGTAATTGTTTTTGGCTTCAAGAAGATCTACAAACCCACTTAATCCCTTGGCTTCTTCGCTTAGTTTGCAGATATAGCCAGTGCCGTATTCTGCATCATAATTGAGCGTGTATAAATCACGCATTCCTGGACTTGAAGCAAGTATTTGACGAATGCCAAGTTCTTTTAGAATATTTTTTCGCCCGTGATAAGGAGTATAGCCGCTTCGCAGTAAGTTTTCCGTTTGGGTAGGCAAACACTTTGCAATGTCGCCAAATCTGTTTACAAGCACTCCTTGTTGACTGTTGTGTATTGCTGCCCGGTTGGCAGTCTTATAGTTCAATTTTGCCATACGCTCATAAAAATTTTTATCTTTATTTTTATACTTCAAAGATAGTTATAATTTATCATATATGCAAGTTTTTACAAACATAATTTATCGTATATGCAAATTTTATTGCATTGATTATCAATATCTTACATTATTATACAACAATATAGGATAATCATTTCTACACAAAAAAGATACACAAACCATTTCCCGATGCTATTATTCTCGAATCTCAACACTCCAACATTGTTCGCAAATCATAGTAAAAATTGGCTGGAATTGATTAACTTTGCACACAAAAACGAAATACGACTTTATATGAAATTCAATATAAAACATATAGTTTCCAATATAGCACTTGCAGCCCTTGTCATTCTCCCAATTAGTGGTCATGCACAAGATGCGTCCGACAAGCACAAATATTTCCCCAAGTTGTTCAAACTGAACGAGAGCTTTTCTATTGGCATTCAAGGGGCAGGATTGGAGCACATGGATTATGGGGCAATGGGGTTGAACGCCACGTTTTATGGGTTCTATCTCGATTACATGTGGTGGCCACGCAAACATGACAACGATGTCCGTGTCGACAAATGGCAAGACCATTCAGTATGGGGTTCTCATGTCGGCTACCAAATTCCATTCTTCCAATATGCAGGAAGTAGTATCAGGCTAATCCCTATGGTGGGATATACATCCATCAAAGAGGGCATCACTGATGGTGAAGATTGGAGCATAGGTGAAAGCGGCATCGTAAACAAGTTCCACGTTACAGAAGAAAAGGGTGGATTCGACTATGGAGCAGCTTTAGTATTTCAGAACTCAGATAGCAACATAGGAGCTTATGATTTCTCTATTGGTGTCACAAGACACACACTTTGGGTCGGTCTTGCATGGGAATTTCAAATCTGGAAGATGAAGCAGGTCTCATCCAAAAGACAAATAAAACAACACAACCTCTAACATACATCACCATTTATGGAAACAGCAATCGGTATACTCTTTATACTCCTCATTATTACACTTGTCAAGCCAAATGCAGCGATATTCGACAAAGTTCCCTTCTTCAAGAACAAAGGTAACGGCATCAGAAGATTGTACTTCTTTGGCTTTTGGTTCATCCTCTCATCTGTTTTAGCTATTATGTTTGGTGAAAGGGAACCACAAAAGGCAACTGGCAGACAGCAGACAGATGAAGCTCCGCAAAAAGATTTTGCCATTCTTGATGACAGCACCACTGTCGTGCTAAAAGGAAAAGACACTCTCCGCTTCGATACAAAGGGCAACATCGAGTGGACTGCCACCGGCATGAATGACGGTTCTTCGGCTCGTATTAATGTCGTATTCACCGAGCCTGTTGGAGTGTATTCTACATCAACTAATTTCGATCGGAAGAACTTTGACGGTTTCGTGTATAGCGGTTTCAAGTTCTACGAAGGAGAATACGGTGTCGTTGGTCTTTATAATTTCAAAGACGACAACGGATTGGTTCGTATAGGCAAAGCAACAGACAGAAGTGACGTCATCACTCAAAAGGAATACCAACACCTTCAGTCTGCAATCGAACTTAAATTCAAGACACAGATTAAACCTCTGGAATACTACGACATAAAGTCTTTTGTAGACTCAATCAAGATATACATTCAGAATGTGGACGGAGAAAACTCCCAGTATGAAAAAAGAGAATATGTCATATCTAATGACGATGATGTTTTCAAGGTCATTCTCAATGGCATATTCCCCAATAACAATTAGAACAAAGATTGTTCCTTAGCGATATGTTTCAAACGGTTCTCGGCAACGCTGTAGAACCGTTTGTCTTTTTCTATACCTACATATATTCGATTGAGTCTTTCAGCGGCAACGGCGGTAGTTCCGGAGCCAAGGAACGGATCGAGAACTGCATCGCCCTCCTTGGTTGTGAGCCTGATGATACGTTCAAATATCTCGGTCGGCTTCTGCGTTGGATGCTCCTTCTTGGTTACAACCCGACTATGGAACACGCGGTTATAAAGCTCGTTCTCGTCAAGATTGTTCAGTGCCGTTCCCTGCTCGTATATGCGGATGATAAACTCAACGTTCTGTGAGAAACGCTTCTTGCTGATGATGTTCAGCGGCTTCTCCCAAAGGAGGATGGCAAACTTATATCCGTGACGTTCTGCCCACGCAATATACGCTGCAAGTTGTGCTTCTGCACAGAAAATAAAAGCGTTCATCTTTATCATCAGGCGAGGTATCTGGTCGAGAAAGGCATTTATCTCTTTATCGCCAAACTTTACACCAATACGACAAAGGTCGCTGTCGTAGTCGTACAACCCCGACTTTGCTATCAGCTTCTTCGAGCCTTCCTTATACATCTTGCGGCAGTTGGATTTGGTGAAGTTGTAAGGAGGGTCAGTAATCATCACCGAAAAGCTATATGCTGGGAGATTACACAGCACATCTTCATTGTTCTCGTTGTAAAGCTTACTTTCTGTTATCTTGTTGTAGTACTTCATACTTTTACTCTTTCTCCAAAACGTTTAACAATCTTGTAAATGCCACGCTCGGTAATACCATACTTGTTGCTCAAGTAGGCAACGATGTAGTTTACCTTGTGTTTCTTTGACTTCATCTTACGAAATTCTTCTACCATAGGAAGATAGTTAAGGTCTTTCGTATCTATGCCATTGTCATTGAGCAGACGGAACAGCTGCTCATTCAATTTGATAATCTCGTATCTTGTCATTTCTAAAAGTTGTCTAAGTTTTCTATCATCTTTATTCTGTCTTGCGCTTCTGTTATTTCCACAACGGAAACAACAGGCTTTATCTCTCGAGCAGCTTCAGCAAATGAATCCGTCAGCGACTCAGCACTCTCGACTCTCTCATAAGCACCATTCATGCTGATTGGCACGCCAGCACCGATGGAGTTCATCACTGTAAGCAGAGGCTCAAATATCTTCGTAGCCTTTGCTGTCATCACAAACTCTCCATTAGAGAGGTTAGCCGGGATAGAGTCGCTCGTACCAGTTCCAGGGCCATTGACCTTACCACCTTCTGCGAAATTGGCTGACTTAACCGTTGATACTGCGGTAGCAATATTGGCAAGAACTGTGGCTACGGTTGTGGCTACGGCTGCAAGGTTGGCTGGATATGGGAGCTCCATGGCGTTTGCGACACCTGCAGATATGGCCTTACCCGTGTCAACAGTAATCTTGAACAGCGTAATAATCTTGCTTAGCTTCGCAAAATTCTTGTCGCTCTCACCTATGGCATCCATGAGAGAAATGATGCTGTCACCCACATTACCCATAGCCTTTGCATAGGCTTGTTCATTTTTCAGCGATGCCTTGTTGAGAGCAATCTTTGCGTCTGACACAGCTTTCTTGGCATCAATGACACGTTTGCTGTACTGCTCTTCGGTCTCTGTTTCAAGCTGTCCTTGGTCTTGTATAAATTGCAGTCTTTGTTCTGCCATTTCCTGCTGTATTTGCAGTTTACGCATTTCAAGGTCGGTAACGGCATTAATGTCGTACTCTTGCATATACTGTTCCAAGGTCTGCTTGTTGTTCCAGTTGTCGTTTATGCTTGTAAGCTCTTCTGCCTGGAACTGCTCAACCATCGTCATTTCGTTCTGCAGAGCAAGCTGTCGCTGTTCAAGCATAAATTGATTGTGAGCTTGGCGCAACTGGTCTTCTTGCTGCCAAGACTGCTCCAGTCTATTTGCACGCCGTTCTGCATAATCTGAGCTGATGCGTGTGATTTCTGATTGTGCATACTCAACCGATGCTGTGGCTTGTGCAAGCTGCTCCTCCGTAGCCGTTCCGGACTGCTCCAACTCCGCAAGAACTTTCTGGCGATACATCAAAGCTGTTGCAGCGCCTTTTTGGGCGGCATCCTCCTCTTGCTTAAGAGCGAGAATGTCAAGGTCAGCTTTCTTTCGGTTCTGCTCCAGCTTCAGGTTTAATTCCTCTTCGGAGCCTTTCTTCACGATAGACAGACGCGACTCTATTTGCTTTTGCTGTTCGCTAATCTTACGCTTGATGTTATCATCATCAAGTTTATCAAGTTCCTCTTGGAGTTTCTTTTCTTTGGCAACTATAATCTGCCTAATAGCTTCCTTGGAATTCTCCGTAAGGGTCTTGTCGGTGGCGAGTTTAGCTTTCAGCTTGTTAATCTCACCATTGTACTGGTTCTCGAGAAGGGCTTTTCTCTTCTCGGCACACTCACCGAGCAGGTCAAGCATTGCCTTCTCGGCTTCTGCTACGAGTTTGGCTTCTTCCTGGGCAGCCTTGGCTCTGGCACGGTCCTCCTTTGTGATTTTTGTGGTTTTCTTGCCATCACCCTTACCATTTCCATCGCCATTTGCGTCAGGAGTTGTGGCTTCACTCTCATTAGTTTGGGGCTTCCAATTTCCGTTCCCACCTTTTGCAGGAGTTGGGGCTGTAGTCTTTCCCCCACCACCAGGGATACTCAAATGTACAATCTTGGCTCCTTTGACTGTATTATTGTAAGCATCGATAACGTTGTTAGCTACGTTCTTTCCAAAGTTCTTAAAGTCGCCAAGACCCTCTTTGATTGTAGCGCCAAAGTTGCCGATAATTTCGCCAAAGCCTGCTTTTATATCGCTCCAGGATAAAGTGACAACACCTTTTATGATACTTCCAAGACCGCTCAATGAACGCCCAACAGACTTTACTCCGTCAATTATGAGATTGAAGATTAGCTTGACTCCTTCCCAAAGGTTTTTGAACTGCAAGGCAACCAACTGTACGGCTCCACGGACCAATGCGCTTTCATTGTATAGGTCAATGAAATAGTTTATGATGCGCACTATCCACGCCCCGATAGTACGGAAAGCACTGCCAGCCCATGATGCTATTGAGCCAAAGATGCCTTTTCCCTCCTTCATCTTGCCATACAGCTTCACCAGAAGTTCAAAAGCGAGGCTAAGTATAGCCGTTACAATAAATCCTTTGAAGGCTGCTTTGGCGGTTGCAACAAAGCTCGCCACTCCTATCTTTGCAACGGTAAAAGCCTGTTGCCACGCACTTCCGGTCTGCAATGCTGAGGCTCGTTCCCATAGCGTTATCTCTGTTGTTTTCGCTTTCTGCGTCATCTTCTCCGCATTGGCAAGCTCACGCTTCTTTGCTACAAGTTGCGTTTCTATGCGTTCGCGCTCTACCGCAGAAGCACTCTCTAATTGCTTCGTAAGAGAAGCGGTCTGTCTGCGTAATGCTATCTCGTTGTTCTGACAAACCTGCACTTGTTGTGTAGCTGCTTGTGCATTACTTACGGCAGAGTCTCGCATTTGCGTAAAAGCCGTGACACCCATACTGATGAGCTTTGCAAACGAGATGCCTGCTATCACACTTGCTATAATCTGCGCAATGTCGCCAAAATGCTCACGCACAAAATTGACGAGTTCACGGAGTGCTTGCAGTGGAGCGACAAGGGCATCCGAATTACTATCATAGATAGAAAGCAGAAATGCCTCCCATGCGGATTGCAAGCCTTTTATTTCTTGGGTGACTGTACTCATAGATACCTCAAACATATCTCCAGTAGTACCTTGTGCCTCTTGCAGACCTCCGAGCTTCGTTTGGAGAGCATCGATGTTGTTGAGAAGAGCCATTGCTTGTGGAGACACACGACGACCAAAGACATCAGCAAGGTCATTAGCCGACGATGCGGAACTCATTATACCGGAGTCACGGAGTTTCTCAAGGGTCTTTGTAAGACCGTCCGTTTTCAAAGACTGCTGGTCAATGCTTATTCCGTACTTCTCGAATACCTTTTGCTGCTTTGCTGTTGATGTGGCAAGTCCAAGCATTACCATACGGAGAGCAGAGCCTGCATCAGATCCCTTGATGCCGACATCAGCAAGAACACCAAGGGCAGAGTTTACCTCCTCGATAGGCTGACCAAGGGCATGACCGAATGGAGCCGCATTTTTCAATGCTTCCGCCAACTGGCTTACGTTTGTGGCAGAATGTGACGCTGTATAGGAAAGCGAGTCGCTCACATGCGCCATACCTTCTACACCCATATTAAAACCATTGCTTACATTAGTCATAATGTCGGCTGCTTCTGCAAGACCAATCGTATTGGCTTGGGCAAACTGCAAGGTCGGCGACAAAGCATTTGTGGCTTGAGCAGCATTTAGACCGTTTCGGGTAAGGTTCTCCAACGCTCCTGCCGATTCAGCTGCTGTATATGCAGTTGTCGCTCCAAGGCGTTTTGCCTCGTCTGACATCATTTTCATGTCATCTGCGCCTGCCTGTGTAACAGCATGAACACGAGCCATTCCGTCATTAAAGTCTCTACCTACTTGGATTATCTTTTGACCAAATGCCATAATTCCACCGCCAGTAACAATACCGGCGATGGTTGAGCCAACTTCCATGAACTTGCTCTTGATGCTTCCAAGAGCCGTTGTAACAGAGGTTGGATAGTTACCAACATTTCGATAGAACCGCAGCGTTCCCTCCTCGGCACCTTTCAGTTCGTTGGTAATCTGAACGATGTGGTTCTTCAATTCTTGGCCTTTGGCGCTTTCTCGTTCAGCCCTTGACATGGCATCATAGGCTGCGGTAGCATTTGAGAGTTCTGCTCGCAGCTGCTTCAGCGAACCCTCATTCTCCTTCTGCACCTTTATCTGGTTCTGTACTTGACGGCTAAGCGTATTGATAGCATCGCCCTGCTGCTTCATGAAAACACGGCTTGCCTCAGACTGCTTGTCGTATTCAGCCTGAGTGATTTTGCCGTCCTTGAGGTCTTTTTTCAAGGCTTTCATTTGCGCTCTGGCTTCGTCTATCGCAGCCCGATACTTTGCCATTGCATCAACAGCCTCCTGGTACTTGACTTGTATATCTACAATCTTGACCTTTGTGTCTTGACTTGTTGCCATATTTTGTGTATTTACTTATTTGCAATTTAGCTGAAATAGCAGGTGGAGTGATAAGTAACATTCAATGTTTTCGTTTCTGTCACCGCCCCCTTCTTGTCTACTACATCGTATTCTATTTTCAACGAATGAGTTTCGTCCGTGTAACCGTTTTTTGTCATCACCTCGCTTAGTACGCCGACCTGTTTCCCGTCCCAGTACACTCGTGCCAGTGATGTTTTCTCCCATGTTTCCATGACGAGTTCACCCTTTGTTACTTTACCTGTTGTTTTTACCTGCAAAGCGCCCGTTCCGCTTTGGTCTACAGAGAATACTCCATAGCTATTAGTTTCCCATGAGCCATTCACAAGGTTCGGGCCTACATCTGTAACGCCATCTTCGATTATTAGCTTTCGTCCTTCACCAAGGTTTACGCTGTCATTGACATACATAGCCCCATTCTTTTTATATCTCGTGTTAGCCAGTCCGTACGCTGGCATTTTAAGGTCTATGGCAAATCCAAACAGAAGTTCAGTTGTTATGTTTTCCTTCTTCTCTGCAAAGCCAAGGACGCAGAATGTCTGTGTCAAATCTTCTGACTTAATCACGTTTCCGCTACTGTCTCTAATGGAATACACAAACCTTAGCATATGAGTGTCGGCTATGTTTTCCTTTGAGAATGTTGCTATCGATACATTGTTGGTAGGATCATTGTAAGCAGTTTTAACCTCCTCTCCGTCAAAATAGAAATGGTACTCAAAAGAGCATTCTTCATCTACTGTGGATATGGGTGTGTCGTGCTTTATCAGCTTTACGTTATTTATCACGTCCACGAACAGATGATAACTATCCGTGTCCCACAAACTTGCATCATGGGAGTAAGGAGCAACTTTCTCCGACCAGAACAAAGCGAATACGTTGGAGGAGGTTATCTTCGTTTCTCCATTTGACTCTTGCATTATGCCAACGACTTGCCCTCCAACCTCCAAGTCAATCATTCCGCTGGCATAAACCGAGCCACTTTCTATCTCGACATAAGGCACAAAAGGCTTATCATCCTCCTCATGGGTGTCTCCGAAGTCATCGGAAATGACAGACTCGTTCAGTTTTGACACAAAATAATACAGTTTCTTCCGTACTTGCTCTACAAGTTCGCCTTCCACATTGTAAATGTCATAGATAAACTTGAACACATGATGCTTTCCAAAATCATTGCGTGTAAAAACCAGCTTATGCGTACCTACTTCACACTTTACATCGTCATAATACACACGAATGGCAACGGTTAATTCCTTTGTGTACTCCGTATCGATGCCGATATTCTTAGATATGGCATATCTTACAACTTTTGGAACTGTAAACTCAAGCGTATAACTATCTCCTTTGAGTCTGTCTATCTCGTAAGGGTAAACGTAGCGAGAAATATATGCAGCAGGCCCATTACCATCCCCTTTTACATCTGGGATGTTGAGAATGTTATAAGTCGTGCTCCATACTTTATGCTGGTTATTCACAAAATACTCATAGCAAATAGGGCATCTATTAGATGTATAGTCACGGATAAGCGATAACTCAAAACCTATTACGGATGACTTCAGTACATATTGATAGCTTACTTTGTCCATGTCTGTTTTCTCTGGGTCTGCGTAGTTGGGAACTACATAGGGAAGTTTGACAAGCTCCACCGTACTGATGCCGTTTTTGTCTCGTTGTATCGTGCTGACGGCAAAGCAACAGTTATATTTCTGTAGATACACCGGCACAGACTCGTCGAAGTTCATCAAGTCAAACTCGTTGAGGTTGAACTTTTCCTTGATGATGACATAATCAGTGAGGATAGACTTCAGGTAGCCGTAAAACTCGTCCATATTATCAAACGGTTCGAAAGCATCCATGCGGATATGCTTGAAATCCACACCATACGTTTTCAACATAGGACGTGAGAATGCGTTTGAAACATCCTCATATGTTGAGTTCAAGGCCCTGTAATTCACAAATCCATAGATTGGGTTTACATCGGACTGCACCTGTTTCTCGCCATTCCACACTTTGACAGTTCGGCCAGTCAGCAAATTTGGGTATGCCAAATCCTGTCGCAAGCCAGGATAAAAGCATGATGTGAACGCATTTTTCTCCTCGTCAAGCCGTTTGTCATCGATGTCTATTTGGCCGTAACCTTTACCATACAGCTCAACCTCTTCAAGTTTTTCTTCGTCGGTCTTGTCTTTTTCTGATGTTGCCATGAGGAAATAATTCTCTCGACCGAAGTTTGAGTTATATGTTTTTGCCGACGTTGGATTTTTGTTTACTCCAGAAAGCAGTTTCTTTGACCAGTCAAGACTATCCCCATTGACGACCCTGTCGCGTAGCTGGTTGTAATACATTGCGGTGATAGTTACTCCGTCTTTCTCTACACGCGGTAAAGCGCCATTTAAGTAAAACAAGTTTTTAAGAAAATCAAAGCAAGATATGTCGGGCAAGTTTTCAATGATGCCCATTTCTGCAGGCAGTCCGTCGAACTGAACTATCGGCGTTATGCTTGCAACTCTCAAATATGAGAATGTTGCTGTATTGGTGTATTTCGTACCAGTACCTGTCACTTTGCTGTCAGCGTCTTTCGTTGCCCAACCTTCTTCGTAATTTCCGCTCCAAAAACATAGACCGACCTCATCATCGTCTGCAGCGTCAATAGAGAGCTTACGGACATCATACTTGACGCCGAAGTCGAACTTGTAAATATATTCTGTGTCAGTTTCCTCACGAGAGATAGAGCGCAGCCCCATCCAATCCTCGGATTCCTCCGAATACACGTCTACGCTGGCATCTTCATCGTTCTCACCTTGCTTGACTTGCAGCAGATATATCCACCAGTAATCTTTTGCCTCTGCTTTCTTAGCTTTTATGTCCTCTTTGGAAACACGCACTTCTGCCTCTCCACGCAGTTCACTGTCGATAAGACAGCGAAAGAGATAGCGACTTTTAAAATTACCGCCTTTGACTACCTTTTGCAAAGTAAAGCTGTCTTTCAAAACTCCCGTACAAGCATAAATTTCCCAATGCGTCCACAAATGGACTCCGCCAGATGTTTGTCCACCTCCTTTACCATATAGATGCTTACTTGTTTCTTCGTTCACAGATGTCGTTTCGCTGGATATTTCACAGACGGTTGATTGAATATATTTATTCCCATTGAAAGAAATTCCCATTATGTCTGCATATCTGTGCCAATTACTCAAATCACTGTCTTTCTCATAAACAACGCTTCTTATACTGTCCTTTGTTCCTTGGTTAGTTGAGGTAACGACCCAGCTTTGCCAACTTGCCCTGTATTCTTTGCTGCCAACATCAATCGTATTATCATAAATGGACTTTCCTTCTACGTTCGCAATAGTAAACTTATTTTGTGTTCCACTACTCACACCTATGCCTGTAATTGGCAATACTCCATAAGTCAAGTAATCATCGTACACATTCTTGCCATAGTACCTTTTGTTGTTGAAGTTAGCTTTAGGCAGAAGTCCCATTCCCTCTGCCAGTTCTCGACCAAGCATAAACTTGACTCCATAGTAATCGTTGATAAGTTGCACCAGACGATAAACTGGTACAACTGGCTTCGGTGGCGTACCTTCCTCGTATGCAATTCCTGCATCATAATTGGGATAAAGCACATCCTCCATGTTGGTGTGGGCATGGGTCGGGAACCCATACACAAGACTATCATCACCTGTTTTCCATACGAACGTACCTATTGATGGTAGTTCGTTAAGATTTATAGAATCACTCTTCATCTTCTCAAACGCTTTGAGTACTCGCCAAGTCATTACGCACGAAAATGAAGAAGCACCAATCTCCGACACATGAAGATTGGCATTGGGACACAAGCATACACCGTTGATGTAAAATTCTGCATCAACGGATATTCTTGCAAATACTGAAGAATGGCGAATGTCGTCAGCAATATTCAACACTCTGCGGTTGTTTGCAGTCATAGGCAGCTTGAACGTATATGAATAGGAACACGTCAGCTTGGATATGTCTGAGAATAGATTGCTGACCCACTTCAATGTAATACCTGAGGGTGTGGGTAGGTCGAGATTGTACTTCTCCCCATCTTTGATTATGTAAAGCTCTTCTTTTATCATAACTATAGTGTTTGGCTTGAGTTGTCTGTTTTTCCGATAGTGATTTCATAATCGGACAACATGGTCTTTGGATCCGTAGAGTAACTTCCGCTGCTTACGCTTATTGGGAGCCACAATTCCGTGCCGCCTTTGTTCTTGCCGAGATACAAATCAACGATTGGGGCACTGACGATTGTCTTGACATATTCCAGGATGTCCTTTGGAAGATTGACTGCACAGCACTTGATGGTCTCTTCGCTTGTTATCTCTGCAGCTCGCTCCATACCCCCAAAAAACATTCCTCCGAATTCTCGCTCAACTTGAAGCGTGTCTGATGAAGGTTTGGTCTTTACCGTAGCCTTCCCTTCACGGAATAAGTAGAACTGCAGAAAGCCGAAACGGTCTATCCAGCGTATGTATAAACCATCCTTGTCATTGCAAATTCGCATATTCACCGTTTCATTCACAATCTTCGCCATGTCCGGAAAGGCAAAGTTGAAATTCATATCGAATATTCCACTTGTTACTTTCTCAAGGCAAATATTATATTGGGCAGTCCTTATCGCATTAGGGAAAGAGATAGCAGGGTTGAGGTCAAAAATACCGTCTGTTTTGGCGTTACCAATCAACGATGTTTCGAGCTCTTTTGTATCATCGTTCCATCTGACAATTTCTTCGTTATAGGAAAACTCTGTGTTTGTCCGTATGGTGCCGTCAGCATTTACATAGTCCCAACGTCCTCCACTATTTGAAGCCCATGAATCATAAGCCATTGTGCTAAGACTATTCTCTAAAGCATAAACAACACCATGCTCTTTGTTCAGAACAATAAATGGGTCTGTTAGTACTTTAGAATAGGCAGGAAATGTCGGCAGATCACCGGTCACAACCTTGTCTATTCTGTATCTGAATATCTGGGCATTAGCGTCCGCTTCGTTACCGTCAAATTTGGCTGAGGTTAGTTCTCCGCTTTCGGCGCGAAACATGGAAACGTAGAAAGGGAAGTTCCTAAACCATACGACATTACGGATATGGCTAAGGTCTTTGCCGTTCCACTTGAACGCTCCGTACTTGCCAAATTGCTCGCCAATCTTCACACTTCCCCAAACTGCGTTTAGCGTAAGGTCACTTGCAAGCATTTTTACATCGCCATCGTTCAATGATATATAGACGGTGGCTGACCTTACTTTCTCCGGCTTACCAATGAGCAACTGCAGAGTCTTGGAGATATACACTGACGCTTTGCCATGGAACAATGAGGCGTTTAGGGTGTAATTACCGCTATCCGATTGTAACGAAACAGTAAGCACGTTGTTTGCTGATTCGTCATTAAGGTCTATTTCGATGTAATTGGGATTAAACGCAAAACACCAAAGGTCTGGATATTTTACTGTTCCAGACCTCTCCATTCCATTTACCGTATATGATATTCTTTCTGTTCGCATTGCTTTATGTATTTTCGTTGTCTTGATGTATCTTGTCTATTTCCATATCGAAAACGCCAGCGGACTCTGTTGCTATCTTTTCAAGCTCCTCCCTGAGGACTGTATCGAAGATATCGTTATAACCTTTATCACGATAGAGCTTCGTTCCATTCTTCATTATAGAGTAGGCTATAGCACCGCTTAGGCGAGTCAGCCCCTGTTCGGGTGTGCCGTTCTTTGGTATGAGGTTTTGATACGAGATACCCTTGGCAACAATCCAGTCACGGATGATGCTCGTGAAGTTTCTCGGAACGTTACCCGGTCCTCGGCCTCTTTCCATTGTAAGGAAACTGCTTGCACCCTCAAGATAACCACCATTGGCGTTTACATTAACCTCCAAAGAAGCAACAGACCTTCCACTTGCTATACGTCCCTGCTGTGACATATGCTGTATAATACCCGTCTTGACAGCTTCAAGGTGCTGCTTGATGATGTCTTGAATACTCGCTGCTGCCATAGGCTATTCTCCTTCACTCTCGTCCTCAGAACGATGTTCGTCAGTACAAATGATAACACCTTCCTCCTCGATGAGAGGTGGCGTGATAACGATGCCTGTCACATTTTGGTCGAAGTAGTCATACAGCACACGGTAAGACAGCCTACCTTCTATCTGCTCGAACAGACCACTCTCATTAAGACTCTTCACGAAGCGGATGCACAAGCGCTTCATCTGCTCGATGATATTGTCATTCTCCTCTCCCTCAAAGTCGAACTCCGTTGAGGCTACAAAAGCAATCTGGCTCTGCGGATAATCACGAACCTGCGAGTAGTCAAAGTCGAGGTCTCCCGATGGAGGAAGAACATAAATGATGGTAGGTCCATCTATGTGGTCTATCTCATCGTTGGCTTGTGACCAGTTCTTGAACATATAGGCGACACCTTCCAGGCTTTCAACGATGGAACGTATCTTCTGTTCAACGGTTCCGTATCTGGCTGTACCTTTTAATTCCGTATTTCCCATGTCAACGCTTCCTAACTTTGTTATTGTTCATATACTGCTTGTGAAGCCTTCTCTCAAACTCGGATTGCATATTGTCGTTCTTCATACACTGGTAGATACGAACCCAAGCAACATCGCGCACATCATTCTGGTTGGTGATGCCCATTCGTCTTGCATACCAGTCAAGGACACCGAAACTGCCAAAGTCCAAATCACGAACACCGGCAGCTTCTTCCTCTTTGGAATATGTCTGCTTGATGTCTCCGAAGAGCTTATTTATTCTCTCCAGTTCCTCTTTGACAAACGAGAGAAAACCAAAAACATCGTTTACATCAGCGTCCATCAGGTCCACTGAGCTTGTACCAAGGAGGATGCGCACACATTCGCTTATCGGATCTTCTGCAGCAGTTGCACTACGCAAGTCGTCAAGCGTGCCATACGACAAAGCATTGAGGTTTTTAGGGACCTCAACGCCACAAAGAAAAGAAGGGCGAGGCTGCGCATTTAGCCTTTCAAGTAAATCCTTCTGTACCTTTTCGGCACAGCATGGAAGCATTACAAGAAAGTCCTTATAGGAGCACTCGTCACCATTATGCTTTTTGTATCGTGATTTGTTCTTCTTCATATCGGACAAACTTAGCTATTATTAGCGATAATTATCTTATTTGCATTTAGGTTTTACTGAACGATGCCGTTCATTCGTTTTGCCGTGCAGCAATCTTAGCTTCACGCTCAGCCTCCTGCTGTTCGATGAAATCTGAATGGAAACGAAAGGCCTTCTTGGGGTTAAGTGTAAGCCACAAATATGCCACAAGTTTCTCCAGTTGGTCGTATTTCAAACCTCGGGAGCCGTTGAGGTACGATGACAGGCTTGTACTTACAATTCCACATTCTGTAGCCACTTGGCAGACTCGGAGGTTCTTGGCTCCAATCGCCATCTTAATTTTCTCTCTGAACATATATATTATTCGTTTATTTGTTAATTACATATTTAAGCCAAGCAAAATGCTTGCGCTTTTTCGGATATTCCAAATCTTCCTGGTTTTTATACGCCTCTCGCTCAAAGCAGATGCTTCGGTAGGCAGTATGAGTATCGAAATCACACAGAGGCAAACGTATCAGAAACTCAATGATGTACCAAAGGTAGAAGAACACGCCAAGGAGTTCGATGCATTGCTTTGAATGGATGCGTTCGTGGTTCAAGTCCACATAGCTGATGCCTTTCTTTAAGTCGTTCCGTACAAACAGAACACCGAAGAAGAACAGGGCTTTGAAGCCCTTGATTGGTATAATGCTGTTCTTAATGACTATCATAATTACTCCTCCTTTTCTTTGCTTTCAAGAGTTAGACCGAGATACATGCACAGTTTCTCAAGGTCATCATACGGAAGCGTGCGGCGACCATTCAGAAACGCAGAGAAATTCTGCTCCTTAAAATTGAGGTCGACACAAACAGCTCTGTTCTTAACACCAAGTTCCTTCATGCGAAGGAAGATTTTTTCTCTTATTGTCATAATTTCTTTTTACTGTTCTTTTCTTACTTTTACTTTTACTTGTGCGCCTGCTGAAGACTTACTTCGTCTAAATATCATTGCCATCATTAGCATGTCAGAATAGTCTGGAGATTTTCCACCAAGTAATGTCTTCCATTCATCCTTCTTGATGACATCTTTACGCCCGACATCATTGTCAATATGAGCTTGTTTTAACGCTCCGAGTTCATCTATTATTCGGTCTCGTTGCTCGTCGGTACAGATGATGCGTAATCGCCGGTTATTGATAAGTTCAGCCAACTTGAAATAACACTCTGCACGCAAATTCTGATACCGTGGGTCAAGAGGTTTCCAACCACCATGAAATTCTTTTATGCCCTCAAGATAGGACTCCAGGAAAGAGCCTACTCCGTCGGCATCCACTACCGTCAGCGACCGAGGTATTTTGTCGCGGATAAGCAATTTCTTCAAGTCCTCCTGCACCTCCTTACTCGGAGAGTATTGTTTGTCGATAGCAATCGTACATACATTGCCAACCCACGAGCCAGCCACAAACCTGTCACGGCCTTTAGTTGCAATATCAGCAGAACAGCTACGACCTCCAACTGGTTGCACATGCTCATTGTGGAACATGTCTATCAGAGCATCATAATCTATCAGTGATGCAGGATCGTCGTCATACTCGAAGTTTCCGTAATACAGACGCTGTACAGTGATTTTATCTGAACGCAAGAGGTTGTCGATGTAATCTTGTGTCACATACGGATTATCTTTTGGAAGAGCCTTGACGAAACGCCGATAGGGTGCCATTGTTCCATCCTTTTCCGGCTTGACGAACAACGTGTAGTTCCAGCCTCTGGATGGGTTACAGCTATACATAGCCTTGGGTATCGTCTTCCATTTCGTTCCGTCAGGGTTTAATCCTTCAAGCAAAGAGAAACGACCGCGAAGCACATTGATAGCCTTTTCCGCTACCTGTTGGCTTTCATCCACGAAAAGGTCGGTTATAGCATACGAACCAAAGCGGTCAAAGTTTGGGTCTCTTGGCTTCTTTTGCAGCGAACGGAAGAATATCATTGAGCCATTAGAGAAGTATGCGCTATTCGTCATGCCTCCTTTGAAATAAATTTGATCGCTTAAACCGAGAAAGTCAACAACCTCAAAGAACGTCTTCATCGTGGTATCAAGAAGCTGAACGAGCTGTTCACGGCATATCATCCCAACTGATTTCGGGTATTTCAAGCGGTTCGTTATCTGCCAGAAGCAGCCGAGCCAGGTTTTACCACCACGAGCTCCACCTCCATAAAGCAGCTCCGTTACGCCATTACCCATATCTGTAAGAATGTCATAAGCCGCAAATTGCTTGTCATTCAGTTTCACATCTATCTCCACAACGTTCGTCCCTCATTATGTTAATGATTGGCATTGAGGCTTTGATAGCCTCTCCGTCACTGGTCATATCCACTTTGTCTCCAAGACCGAGTGCTCTCATTGTAAGTGTAGCATTGAAGTCACCAACGCTGGCTCCATCATACTGCTGCATTTCAATGATACTCTTCGCACGCGTCATGGCGGTAAAAAAAGCTTCTTCCTCTTCTGTTCGTTCACCGTCTTTGTCTTCAAGATTTTTTAGCCGCATTTCGAACCACTTACGACTCACGCCGAGGTAGGCACACAAACCATACATGGAGAGAGGACGGCGCTTCGACTCCGATTCGATGCGTGTTTCTGCAGGTTTTTTGTCGCCATTGGCATCCACTGCACCTTCTCGTCGAGACGCTTTCTTGGAAAGGATGGGGTTTTCCTCGCTCCACGCAACATAGTCGAGGAACTTCTCTTGAAACTCCTCGGCTGTTTTAATTGCCGTAGGCCGCCCTAATGCGCCTAATGCAAGCTTGTAATATTGATTTCCTCGTTCTGCTGCCATGATTATTTCTCCTTTATTGCTATGAGTGCCACAAAATTAAGATACCGCCAGAATGTGTCAACCTTACGGAAGCCGCTGATGTTAAGCAATTGCTCGTTCATGTTGATAGTGAGCGGCACAAGGGAGCCTTCAAGACTTCTGCGCTTCGTCTTTATCTGTTTCTCTGTGTACTGGTTCTCTTTCTTAATGTCGTAATACTCTTTTATGAGCACATTGTCGATATCATCGCTGTTGCCCATCACCTTCTCAACAAGAATTAGAGCGCCTCCAGGTTCAAGAGACTCGTAAATGTTCTTGAAGATGAACTGTCGATACTCTATCGGAGTGAACTGAATTGTAAGACAGGAGAGGATAAGAGAACAGCCTTTTACCGGCAATTTTTCTCTTAGGTCGCTGTACTTGACATTGACATATCCATCCTGTATCTCCTTAGAGTATTTCTCTCGACATTTGGCTATCATCGGCTCACTCACGTCCGTAAGGACAAAGTTACACTTGGCACCAAAGTTTTTTATAAGCAGCTCTGATGATAAGCCTGTTGAGCAACCGATGTCGAGAACGTTTGTTCCCTCCTTCACATAGTTGCGAGCCATACGATAGACAAGTTCCCTCATGCTGTCATAGCCCGGTATTGAACGAGACAGCATGTCAGGGAACACATCAGTCACTTCTTTATTGAATTCCCATTGTTTCGTGGGAACATAATGGTCTTTGCTCTTGTCTGATTTTTTATTATTCGTCATAGTCTGGAAATAAGCTGTACTGAACTGGACTTTTGCCCGTGTCCTTGGCTATATCCGGAAACCGCTGAATGAACCTGTCATACGGCTCCGCAGGAATACCATAGCGGGCATACATAGCCCTCGTACGCGGATTGCTCTCCACTGCGAAGAATTGTTTCCCATCGTTTCCGTACTTTGGGAACACAAAACGCTTGAGGATGCTTTCCTTGATTGAGGGCGGATCAAGATTGAGGTCGTTAAAATACGCCTCTTCGGGTCGCAAGTCCGTCTTACGCAAGATGTTCTCCATTGTCTGGGAGCCCTGGTAAGACGGACGGGCAGTGATTATGACCACACGATTGTCCTTGATGACCTCAATGAGGTCTTTTCTGTACTCCTCCGCTTTCAGTCGAGCAGAGAAAGGTCGTATCATGCGGGTCTGGCGCTGGTTGGCGACCAAAGTGTAGTTCAAATCTAATAAAATGATTTTTTCTTTCATTGTTGCAAAATTGTTTATTTTAACCTATACAAAGATAAGAAAAATTTATCAAATATGCAAGTGATTGACATTTATTCTATTGTTACTCCGAGGCGTTTTCCAAAGGCATCTTTTGCCTCCTTTACAAGCCCGGCATGTGAGCCGTCGGGGTAAGGCAGATTGAACTCGAACTCAATGGCCTTCTTTAGGCGCTCCATGTACTCGGGGTTGTTCACATCAAGTCTTGTGCCGCGACACTCCATATACACGAAGTTGTCTATCTGATCAAGACGGTAGATGTCTCCATACACCGGGCTAAAGATATCGAAGATTTCACTGTTGGTGTGGTATTTCTGCACCTTTGGTAATGCGGAGAAATCGCCAAGCACCACGTTTGGTTCATAATCCACATTAAATGTCAGCTGTTTGGATGCGTTCTTGCATTTGTCCTCACGCTTGATGCCGATGTTATTACCACAGTTCACCCCCTGCGTCCAACATACACATATCGTTTCTGGGGAGGATAGGGCGGAGCAAATCGTGGCGATAGCCATTCGGTCCGCCATGAACGGCACAGAGTTGAACACTGAAGAAATGAAGATTGTACTGAACTTTCTTCCGTCGGCTATCTCCGCAAGGAACTTGCGGTCAATCTTCAGACTTTCCTGTTTGCTGATGACTTCGCCTGTCGCGAGGAAATACGGTTCAAAGGCAGAACACATGATACCACTTTCACGGAGAATACGAGTGTTGTTGAGTTTTCCAGCCCCAAAGTCAACGATGCTTGTGCCAAAACGAGCAGTCCACTCGTCTTTCTTTTTGCCGTCAAGTATCATTGTTTCCTCGCATTTCAAACGTGGCCACAGACCCTTGAAGAAGCCACAACCAAGCCCCCCTCCTCGGGTATTGCGGCTACGCATAAACGAATTGTGTCGAAGAGTATCTGCATAACGGTTCTGAATATCAAAGTCCATTGTAAGATAATTCAGCATGAGATTGGCAAATAAAGCCTGCTTGTTGGATATGCGGCATACGGGGATAGGACGGATTTTTCTTTCCGCATAGTAACAGACACGCCCTATACCGTTTACAACATTATCATCTTCATCAATGACCGTTGGCAACTCTATCTTTTTACGACACAACGTGCCATACATTGTAGTCGCATACTGATTTATCTTTTTACTGTTTTTCTTCAGCAGTTCAAAACTGTCCTCGTTTTTTGTGTTCATACACGGATAGAACTCCGGCGTGTCTGGAGTAAGGTCCGGCAAGTCCTTTGCAATGGTGTCAATGTCAAACTTGCTCACATATTCCGTTACGGTCTTGCAAGTGTCAGAACGCTTCAAGTCATTGGTCGCTCTGTTGAAAACGATGTTGAGGCTTTTACGTTCATCAAGTGTCATTCTCGGTATAATCAAGACGGGCACTCGCTTTACCCCTATTCGCGCAGCAACAAAGCTACGCTGGTGACCAGAGATAATCTCGCCACCTTGGTCTACGACAATGGGGGAAAGGAAACCGAGCTTCCGCAAGGAAAGCTCCAGTAAGTCAAGTCGCTTAGGGTCTGACTTTCGGGGATTATAAGTTGATGCATGGATTTTATCCAGCGCTACCATCTGTATCATAAATATGCTAAAAATCTTTTTTTAAGTTCATCACCTATTTCTTTTTCTGAAAAGAACCCTTTTTCCACAAGGTCCTGCTCAAGCCATGTGTATTCTTCTGCTGATATTTTGAAACGGACACCGGCGATGGCGATTGTGCTTGCCAGTTTCTCTGTATCAACCTTGGAGTTAGAGTCCATTTCTTCAGCCTTGCTGCGGTCTACACTCTCGGTAATATCCTCGTCATTTTTCAAGAACTCTGCAATGTCACCCTCCTCAAATCCGAGGTCAAGGGCATTAAACTCCCCGTCTATATCCTTCAGCACATCGGCGAGCTTTTTGGTGTCCCATTTGCCCTTTACCTTGTTGAGCATGATGTTGAGTGCTTTTTCTTTTGCCTCGTCCTCGATATGAACGATAGAGGCGTCAATCTCGTCAACTCCGAAGTCGCGAAGCACGTTCAGTCGCTGATGTCCAGAAATGAGACGGTTATTAACCTCATTCACCACCATCGGCTCCACGCACCCGAACTGCTCCAGGCTGTTTTTGAGGTTTGAATATTTTTTACCTTCCTTCTTCATCATTTTACGAGGATTGTAGAAGGCTTCCTCTATCTCGCTAATCTTTAGTTTCCGAAAGGTCATCGGCTGCTGCGTATTGTTTCCAGTCTTTTCCATAGAACAATCTTAGTTTTATTTCATTTTCCACTTTCTCCTTTACAAAGCCATTGCGGTAGCGGATCTGCGCCATGACTTCTTCAACCTGTGATTTCTCCATACTGAAACGGTATTTGCCGACCATTGCGACCACTTCCGTTTCCTCGGGCTCCTCGTCATCGCCAATGAATGGGTTGTCTACATCCTCGCCAAAAAGACTTTCGACCTCCATTTCTTTGGGAAACATTTTCTCAACCTCGGACTTGGTAAAACCCAATGTTATAGGGTCTATGCCGGCGGCTCTGATTTCAGACATCACATTTGTCAAGGCTTTGTTGTCGAAGTCGCCGTCAATACGACTAAGTGCAAGATTAAGGGCTTTCTCCTTTTTCTCGTCCATATCCACCACACTGACATCTACTTCAGTCCAACCAAGAGCCTTGAGAACTTTCAGTCGCTGATGTCCGTTTACAAGATTGCCAGTACGCTTATTCATGATAAGCGGAATGACAAGCCCGTAAGTCTGAATACCTCCCTTGATGTCCTGGTATTCCTTGTCTGCCTCCTGCAAATCTTTTCGCGGGTTATAGTCCGCAGGAACCAGCTCGTCAATTTTCTTTCTTACGAATTCCATTTGTCTATTATTTGTTAGTTATTCTCTTGTATGGCACGATGTCAAGACCGAGGGCAGTCATGAGCTTACCTAAATTTCTTGACGATGCCGTTCTCTTTCCTGTTATGATGCTTGAAATACTACTGCTACATATTCCTGACGCTGCGGATATCTCAGACATCTTTAATCCACTACGTTTAATACGTTCGCGAAAAACCTCATTCATTTTGTCTGGAGGAATATTTGTAAACTCTGTACCTATCGGAGCGACAGAGATATGCAAGTACGTCATCACACTGACCAAATCTCTAAATGAGATAGTTCTGTTTCCGCGTATATATGCATTGAAATTTGAAACCTGAAGCCCCAGGTCGTTGCATATCATTGCTTGGGTTACTCCACGAAGCAACATTTGTTGGTATATTCTCTCTCTTATTGCTGTTTTAGCCATTCTTTTGAATTTAATATTTGCATCTGTTCATTAACACTCTCTTCATGTATAAGGCAGAAAAGTCTCTTAATAAATTGACTCTGTAGTCCATATTGTTTTGCTATTTTTACCCACTTCTCAAGTAACTCATTGTATCTACTTGACTGAAAGGCGGACATTCCTTGTTCTGCCTTATATATTGCAATTTCATGGCAGACATCCATGCGATTGGCCAAGATACGAATTAAATCTTCATCAATCAAATTAATTTGGCTACGACTAAACGTCAAGTTATAATCAGCAGGAACTTCTCTTCTTATTTTTATAGTTGTCAAAATCTCTCTGAATTGCCTCGGTGTTATTTGCTGTTGAGCATCACTTAACGCCTTATCTGGGTCACAGTGAACCTCTACCATCAGTCCGTCATAACACAAATCCATAGCCTGCTGACACAACGGTGCGACAAGTTCTTTTTTCCCTCCCATATGTGACGGATCGCAAAATATGGGTAAGTCAGGAACACGTCTATGTAATTCAATAGGGATTTTCCATATTGGCGCATTGCGATAAATCTTTTCTCCGTAAAGTGAAAAGCCACGATGGATTGCCGCTAATCGCTTTATCCCAGCTCTGTTCAAACGCTCCAAGGCTCCTACCCACAAATCCAAATCAGAATTAACTGGATTTTTCACTAAAACTTGGATATCACACCCCCGTAGCGCATCTGCTATAGCTTGCACAGCAAATGGATTAGCTGTTGTCCTTGCTCCTATCCAGAGAATATCTATATTATGGCGAAGGGCGGCTTTTACATGCTCAGGTGTTGCAACTTCTGTGGTCACAAGCATCCCTGTTTTGTGCTTTACCATTTCAAGCCAACATAAAGACTCCTCACCAAATCCTTCAAAATTTCCAGGCTTTGTTCTCGGCTTCCATGCCCCAGCACGAAAAACATCACAACCTACATCCGCCAGCTGTTTAGCAGTTTCCAATACTTGCTCTTCGCTTTCGGCAGAACATGGGCCAGCTATGATAATAGGTGCTTTATCCTTATGCCTAAAACAGATATCTTCCAAATTTAAACGATTTGTCATTGTGCTATTTTTTTATTCTTATGTCCATTGCAAAGATAAGTATAATATAATGATTTTTACTACTTTTGATTAGTTTTGCTTAGTATTTTGATAACTTCTTTGTAAATTCGCAGACTTTGCAGTTTCTTTTGCCTATCTTTGCAGTATGATAATTACTTAACTTGGGTAATTAACATTTATGTTTTTAGGTTTATACCTATCGGGCATCAATGTTTAGTTGCTTTTAGTGATGTATTTATCTTATTTGCAAACAAAGACTACCATCCGTGAGGACAGTAGTCTTTTTTATTCTATTGTGCTGTATCAAAGATTTTCTTCAACTCTGGAATTGAAGATAGGTTATGTTCCTTCAAAATCGAGATAAACTTGTCTCTTCCCAACATCTTGTAGTATTTGATAAATTCTTTATCTATCAAATCTACGGGTTCTCCAGGAGGAATTGCCATATTTTCGTCTCCAACATAATGTTTACTGCTTGGATCTGACAGCTCTTGCAAAGTTATACCTTCTTTGTTTACGACAAGATACTCCCTCGCTTTGCCAGCCACGTTGATGTTGACACCACCGTAATACTTTGCTACGGACAAATGGGAATTACGCCAGTAGCTTTCTTCCATTAATATTGCCATATTACTTTCTGTATTTAATGTTCTTGTTTCCTAATTTTCTAAGATAAGAGATACGATGGGCAACATTATCCTTTGTCCGATTAAGGCGTTTGCCAATTTCGGCGCAGGTCACGCCATCGTTATACATCGTTATCATAATAATGGTCTCGTCATCAGTCCATCTTTGCTGTTTGAAAATTCTAGTTTTGCGCAAATGGTAAACGACAGTATTAATTGCGCATCCGATATACTCAGCAATCTCTCTAAGCGTAGAGCCTTCTTTTCTCATGCGAACAATATCAGCTTTGTCGCTCTCCGTCAGTTGAATTATAAGAAACTTTTTTGCCATATTTTCAATCAATGGTCTCAAAGGTGTAAACATAGACAGGAGGATTCTTTACCCATACGTTCCGCATATTCTTTTCTGTCTGGGACATGAAGAAGGCGAAAGCATCCCGAGCTGTCTTAAAATAGCAACGTCCTCCGGTGTTGCTGTCCTCGATGTAATATTTTGTTTCTCCTTGCAGTTCTTCTTTTAGAATACCCTCTGCAAGACATTCTTCTTCCGTTATGTCCTGCAAACGTTGAGTTCGTACAGACAGAATACGGATATGGTGTGGCATAAGGTGTGGCTTGACGAGAAACTTGTCTTTGCGTCCAGCATTGAAATACTCTTTGTTTGCACCCTCTACCTCCTTGATGAACGCCATGTACTCTTCACTTTCAAGTAAACCTTTTCCCTCGTAATATGCTTTCACATCAGCATACGATTGGCCAATGGCTACAATTTCTCCTAAGCGATAGGTGGATAGAGTCTCATAATCCACTACTTTCCTTCCGTCTTCCAAATGGTAGCGTGCAGAACCCTTTGTGCCAGGAAGAGGAGTGTATCGTACTACTCTGCTGCCGAAGTCCTTAAACTTGATTACACGCCGAAGCTGTGTCTTTGTGCCGGCTATTGCAGCAGCCTCCATGCCATAGTTATAATTAGGGTCTGCTGAATTAATTTCGAGTCACAGACAGAGGGTAGCAGACGTAGACCCTCATAGTGACGATAATGATGAAAAACCGCCAGATTTCGGTTAGGGCAAGACAAAGTTCCCTCAGGAACTTCATCACGTTTTTAACGAAGTAGCACATTCCCGTCCAGCATCGTGCTGTATCTGGAAGCTTGGCTCTTATGTCATTGGCTCGATAGATTCTCTTGCCAGTACCGA